TCAGTTCTTTCGTGGAAACAAGTCAGCAAAGATTGAGATATGGGAAAACGACAAGTTGAATAAACAAGTCGTATCGGTAAACGAAGCAAACAAGAGAGTTCTTGAGCTTATTGGGATAAGTCGTGAAGACTTGCTAAGATACTTCATAATCAGTCAAGATAATCGGTACACGTTCTTCACCGCCAGTGATAGCGAGAAGAAAGAAATCATGAACCGTATTACTTCTGCTGATATGATTAACCCAGTCATTGAAGAACTTGATTTGCGTTACAAGGAAAAGAATGCCGAATACAAGGAGATTGATGATGAGATAGGTAAGTTATCTGATAAGAAGGAGCTATTGGTGGAGCAAAGAGAAGAAGTGCTTGCTAATGATAATACCGAAGAGGAGTTGAACGAGCTATCCGAGAAGATAACTGAAGCCGAAGAAGAGATTGGTGAAATTGACGGTAATTTGGATAAGTGGGAGAAGGCGGTCAAAACAAAAGAGGAACAAATTCAAGCGATAACGGTTGAAGATACTACTCAACTGAAGAAAGACCGAAAGAAGCTCAAAGAAGAAATGGAGGAGCTTGATTCAGAATTATCCGAGAATAAGAGAATGGAGAAGAAGCTCAAAGCAGAACTTGAAGATACCATAACTTGTCCTAATTGTTCTCATGAATTTATACACGAGTCAGAGTTGGATTTGTCGGTTGAAGATACAAAGTCATTACTTGCTGAAGCTCAAAGCGAGATTAAGAAACAAACCAAGAAATATGAGGCAAAAGAAACTAAACTCAAAAATTTCAATAAGAAGATAAAGGAAGCCGAGCGAGCCGAAGAACTTGTTGGAGAGATTGAAGAGGAGAAAAGCGGTTATGAACGTAAAATAAAGAACAAGACTCAAGACCGTGCCGACCTTCTTGTAAAGATAGAGAAATGGGAAACCGAGAAGAGAGCTATCAAGAAACGCAAGAAGGACGACAAATTGTTAAACAGTCTCAACCAGCGTATCGGGGAATGTGATACCGAGATAGAGAAGTTGACCAAACAGCTCTTACCAATCAGCGAAGAGATGGAGACAATTAAGTTCTGGCAGTTTAATATGGGACGTTCGGGGTTCATGACTTATCTTGCGAACAAATCAATCAAAATAATCGAAGGTATCACGAACAGCTATTTGAGAAAGTTCGGTGTTGATATATCCGTACTCATCAATGGATTTACCATTTTGAAATCAGGTGAGGTGAGAGAAAAGATTGATGTGTTTGTTTTGAATGACGGAGTTACCGCTGAACAATTCTTGGCTAAGTCAGGAGGAGAAAGAGGACGTGTAACGTTGGCAGGAGTTCTTGGAATTCAGCACCTCATAAATCTATCCACGAACGGACGTGGATTGAACCTTCTTTGCTTTGACGAATGCTTCCATGGAATGGATAGCAAGGGTCAAGAAAATATCATCAAAATCTTTGAAAAAATGGGTATTACTATTTTGGTGATAACCCAAAATGTTAGTGAGTCTTTCAACAATGAGAACACACTCTACGTGGTTAAGGAGAAGGATGTCAGCCGATACGTGTAAACTTCTCAAAGTTTATTAGAGATAATATGAACGGTGTAAACTTTTATTATAGATGGAAAATAACGAATGGATAAAATACATAAAAGACAAGAAGTTAATTACAATTGACCCTGGCAAAGAAGGTGGGATTGTAGTGTTTTCGCTTGACCGAAACGAGATAATAATGGTGACTCATATGCCTGAAACTCCTCAGGACTTATTGAACTTTATCACGAAGTATCAGAAGAATGCTACATGCTACTTGGAAAAGGTAGGAGGATTGCCAGGAATGGGAGGCAGCTCAATGTTTAATTTCGGAAAGGGTTTTGGTCACTTGGAAATGGCTCTTTTATGCAGAAAGATACCTACTATGGAGGTTACTCCTCAGAAGTGGCAGAAGGAGCTACAATTGGGCACGAAAGGTAAGAAAACCACGACGCAGTGGAAGACTAAACTGAAAGAACGTGCTCAACAACTTTATCCGAGCGTAGGAGCGAAGTTCAACTTGAAGACAAAACAAGATTGGATGAGAGTTTCAGACGCTCTTTTGATTTTGGAGTATGCGAGAATAACAGAAAAACGAAGATAGATATGGTAAAATTTATTTGTAGAAATGAAGAGTGCAAACGAAAGGGAGTTGAAGATGAGTACTATTCAAACACCTATCGTGTAGTTGATGGACATCTTCAAAGCAATAATGCTCCTTGTCCTTGTTGCGGACAAATACGAGAGGAAATCAATCCAAACAAGGATATTCCACTCAGCGAAAAGAATATTGATATTGCTAAGTATTCCAGTGCTTCACCCGAAGCTAAAAGAGCAATGTTGAAGCAGCGTTCTCACGACCATTATGAAAAGGAAATAAAACCTTTCAAGGAACATCAACTTCACGAAACAGTTAAACAATTTAAGGAAGCAAGTAAAAGTTGATGTTATGAGTTTAGAAAGCATGTACTTCAAAGCCGATTATCATTACAAGGCGAAACTTGTCAATAAATGGATTGCGATAATCAGATACTCACCGAACGAAAAGAGAGTCAAGGCGTATAAGAATTTGGTATTCAAAATGATGAAAGATATTGTCAAGAAAAACATTGCTAATTATCTCAATCTGCTTCAGAATACCGAAGTGAAGGACATGCCCGACAGAGACGAGTTGGTTGCTGATTGTTATATCATCTTTGATAAGTGTTTAGAAAAGTATATAATCAAAGGCAATTACAATTTTTATTTCTATTACAATAAGTCTTTGTCAAGAAACTTTTACCGAGATTATCAAAAAGAGCTACAAAGAAGCAATGGTCATGTAGAAATATCCGAAGCCTTGGAAGCCGTGAATAAAGGTTTTCACGATTATCGTCAGCCTGATACAACGGAGCTTCTAATGGAACACCTTGGTTTGGATGAACTGGAGAAACGGATATGTCGTTCAAGAATGTTGGGTCAAAAAACTTCCGAGTTCTTGAAAGACAATCTCGATGTAACAAACGGACAATATTCACGTTGTCTGAAAAAGATTAAAGAAGTATTAACAACATCTCAAGAAAAAGGAGAAATTTGATATGGAAGTCAACATTTATCAGAAAGCTATCGAACAGCTGGTATTGGAAGGAAATACAATACTACAAGTGTGTACTCCGAACAAGGATGAGTTCTTGTTCTTTGCCGTGTATAAATGGCAAGAGGGGTATTTCAATACAGCCCAATCTATTGACTTTAACACAGTAGAAGGCGTGAATATAACAGAGTTTCTTACTAAGAATGCAGCGATGTGCTCTAACAGAACAAACTTTATGTCGTTATTCAACCGAGTAATGGAAGAAGGAGTTTTGGTGCGTTGCGAGTTCACGAAGAGTGCCACTTGGTTCAAGTGGGCAGCTCCGAATGGTACAAAGAAACTGTAAAAGAGAATGAAACCGAGTAGATATCAAAGTACAATTTACAAAGTATTTCAAAAGACTAACAAAGATATCAACATTTCAGCGGTTGCAGGTTCAGGGAAAACTACGGTGTTATTGGAACTATTGAATTATATTCCGAAGGATGCCAGTTCCCTGTTCCTTGCTTTTAATAACTCAATCATTGATGAGTTAAAGGAGCGAAACAAACGAAGAGATGTTGAAATCATGACTATACATTCTTGCGGTTGGCGTTCGATATTAAGCCGATACGGAGGAAGGGTGAAGATGAATCCAAACAAGGGTATTGCTAAGACCGAGCGAGCGTTGAAGGGTTTTGAAGACATTCCCGAACAGAAGCGTGGTTGGTACTACTTTATCATTCCAAAGATACTTGACCTCATGCGTTGTAATCTATGCGAGAATACCGAAGAAGCAATCAACGAGCTATCCGAACACTATGATTTGAATATCGGAGAAACGGAGGTAAAAGTTGCTATGAAGGCTTTTGAGCTTCTGATTAAGGATAAGGGACAATTTGATTTCATGGATATGATATATGTTCCTGTGACTGACCCTTCGATACGTTTCAGAAAGTATGACTATGTATTTTGCGATGAAAGCCAAGACTTCTCAATATGCCAACATCAGTTCATAAAGAATTGTTTGAACCGAAAAGGAAGGTTGGTGACTGTAGGAGATAAAAGGCAAGCAATATACGGCTTCGCAGGAGCCGACGCAGAAAGTTACGAACGACTGGCGAACATTAACGGGCAAGCAATTAAACTGCCTTTGAGTGTGTCTTATCGGTGTGCTGTTAATATCGTGAAGGAAGCTCAGAGGATAGTACCTGAAATATCATACGCTCCGAATGCCGAAGAAGGAACAGTCAAGGATGGAAGTCTGACCGAGATAGAACAAGGTGATTGGATACTTTGTCGAAATTTGAAGCCGTTGGTACAAACTTATCTTTGGTTAATGAAAAACAAAATCAAATCAAAGATACGAGGAAAGGAGATTGGCGAGGGTATTCTTGGACTGATAAGCAAAACAGGAGCTAAAACAATCAACGGCTTGTTCTCTATGCTTGAGGTTGAAAAGAATAATCTATTGAGAAAGCTGGAGAAACGAGGAGTACGGAAACCGAGCCTACACCCAAAGATGGAAGTGCTTCAACAAAAGATAGAAGTTATTGAATGTCTTTGCGAGGAGGTTGAAAGTGTAGCCGAATTGAAGAAGCTAATTAACAACATTTTTAGCGATGATATTAAAGGCATAATGTTATCTACTATTCATAAGGCGAAAGGCTTGGAGAATGAACGTGTCTTTTTCTTACTTCCAGATATAATACCTTCAAAGTATGCCACTCAACCGTGGCAGGTAGAGCAGGAAATGAATTTGAAGTATGTCGCAATCACCAGAGCTAAACATACTTTGATAAAGGTTTACACTCCTACCTTCTTGGAAGATATTAAAAGTAAGATTGTGTTATGAAAGTTTATGCTATTATCTACAAAACAACTTGTTTAGTCAATGGAAAGATATATATTGGACAACACTTCGTTAAGAGTCAGAAAACTCTTGACCCTTGGTATATAGGAAGCGGCAAGCCGAAATTTGAAAGAGCTTTGAATAAATACGGAGTTGATAACTTCAAACGAGAAATTATTTGTAAGGTTACAGTATTTGATATTGCTCTTGTAAACTTTCTTGAGGAGTTCTTTATAACAAAGTATCAATCAAGAAACGATGATATTGGCTACAACATATTGAATGGTTCGGTAGCCGAATGTAATCCAATGTCTTTGAAAGAAGTTAGATTGAAAGTTAGCAAATCAATGAAACTACTATTCAAAGACCCAAGAAACAATCCGATGTACGGAAAGAAACAAAGCGAGGAAGCAAGACGGAAAATAGCAGAAAAAGCAAAAGGAAGACAAAGTCCAAGAAAGGGAGTAAAATTGTCTGAAGAAACTAAGCAGAGAATAAGAAAAGGAGTCAAAGTAAAGTGTTTGAGTGATGAATTTAGACAGAAGTTATCGGATAGTCATAAAGGAATTTTGTTAGGTGAAAAATCTCCTAATTTCGGCAAGTTTCTTATAAATAACGGCAATATAAGTAAGATGCACCCGAAGGATAAACCGATACCAAGAGGATGGAGAAAGGGTGGGTTACCACGCAGAGTTATTATTCAAAAATAGAAACGATTATGGAAGATATTGGAAAGAAAGCTCACGATGATGAGTTCAACAAAGGAAAAGAGGATATTGGTAAAGCTCCGAGAAAGTTCATACCAGTTCCCAAAGTAGATAAGAAAGGCGACAAAGGCAAGAAACCTGATAAATGTAAAAAGTGATGGATAAGCCAGCGAAACCCAAAGACAAATTCTATCTTCTCAGAAGAGAAAGAAAAGAGGGAGAAGGATATGAGTATATTCAGCATATTGTTTCTCCGAGTCACGATGACGGTTTATCAACGTCTTGTTGGCCAGAGTACGCTTGGAGAGGGCAAACGCTTCTTGATATCAAGAAAATGAAATACTTGATAAGTCTTCACCGATATTACAAAGATAGTGATTGGGCACTGGTTAAGTATGAAATGGAGGTTGATACTCCTTCTTGGTCACATCAGCCTGAAAGAAAGGAATATGATAACTTGTACGAAGCAAACCGAAAATGGCGCAAGTTATCAGATAAAGAGAAACAAGAACTTGAAGAATACAAACAATTTGCATTACAAAGATATGATAGCAAAGGATAAACATTATTATTACAAGGGCAATGAATATGTCGTTGTAGGTTTCACTAAGATGAAATCAACTCTGGACGGAACATGGGTTGAAGCCGTCCAATACAAAAGAGCAACCGAAGTAGATGAACCGAACATAGAGCCGTTCACGAGAGAGAAGAGCGACTTTGAGTACAAGTTTATTCCAGCCGTTCTTGAAGTAGATATGGAGATTGTTGCCGTATCTATGGGAAAGTTGGTTGCTGAATATAAAGTTACCGAAGTAGGAGAAGACAATGCAACGGCAATGAGTCCTTCTGACGTTGAGTTGGTAGTATCCAAGAATGTTGATTCATATGGAGAGCTTACCAAAGTATCGGGTGGAGTGCCTTACACTGCTGAATACTGTGTAATGATGCCTGATATGAAGAAGAGAGTCAGCAACCGAACGATTATCACCGATATGTCGGCAGCTTTGTCAGATGCGGCTGTAAGAGTTCAGCAAATCAGTGCAAGCTCCGAGACTTATGACCTTCAATCCGCTCAAGCATCTATTGACCAGACTTTGCAAATGATATATACTAAGTTTGGAGTTTGATACTATTTTCCATATTCTTGACGTTTATTGTGAAAGGAGGGTGCCGCAAGACATTCTCCTTTTATTTTTACAAAGTTATTAAATACAAATCATTAAATTGTAAAATTATGTCACGAAGATTTACACCCGAAAGGATTGACGAATTGAAACCAGACGAGATATTTGTCTTTGGTTCCAATATGAATGGGGCTCACATGGGAGGAGCTGCCCGCATAGCCTACGAGAATTTTGAAGCGACTTGGGGCGAAAGCGAAGGATTGACTGGACGCTCTTATGCTATCCCGACTTTGGACGAGAACATGGAGAAAGTATCGGAGAGTGCGTTGGAAGCGAGTATTGACAAGTTCATAGACTTTGTATTGAATAATCAACAATTGACGTTCTATCTGACAAAGATAGGTTGCGGAATTGCTGGTTGGGATATAGAGGAAGTGAAGAGGATATTTTGTAAAGTTATCGAAGATTACAAACCTGACCCAGAGTGTTCATTGCCTGCTAATTTAATAATCCCAAAAGAGTTCTATGATGGAAAATAATGAATGGCCAGAAAGAAGCGAAAAAGACGCTTTGGAAGAAATGAGAAAATCAACGTCTCAAGAAGAGTTCCGAAGAGAGTATTTGAATGAACCTATATTACCAAGAGACTTGGATGGGTTGAGACCTTCTTGCGTAATAATAGACGATATGGGAGAACAATGGCAACCTGCTAATCGTAGAGAGGTTGAAGAGTTTATGAGACGATGTAACATTTGGCCTCACATTCAGGAGCCTGACGGGAACGGAGTTGCTATTTTGAAACTTCCTTCCTTATCGAAGGAGAAACTTGAGGAGTTCAAAGCTGAATGGGAGAAGTGGGCTATGAGTTCGCAACCAATAACGGTTATTGACCCTGAAGCAAGCATAGAGTTCATTCCAGCTAAAAGACCTCACCGACTTCATAATCATCCAAGAATGGAAGTTGAGCTTGGTTTATCCGAAAACGAAGTAATTGTTGACCAAGAGTTCGTCCACCTATTCAAGAGCGTTCGCCCAGTACGAGGTAGAAGGAGAAAAGTTGGCGTTGACCATTTCGTTGTTAGCAAGAAAGAATTTTTGGAACTAATGGAAGAGTCAAGGGGGGCAACAGATTATGACAACGAGCTTCTCAGACCGACCTACGAAAGAAAACGCATTGAAAGACGTTTATAGCGTGCTTGTAAACTCATATAATTCTGTTGCGGGCGGTTTTCTTTATCAACCGTTAGACTTATTATCAAAACCGAATACAACGTGGCATACGTGCCTACAAAATGGGAAACTGAAATGTGTAATGATTCACAAAGAAACTCACGTTGGTAAGAAGGTCATAATGTGCGGTTGCGATGGAACAAGAGAAGGGAAGAAAGCGTTGGTTGAAATTCTCTTGAATTGTCTAACTGATAAAGAGGAACGATATTGGTGCGAGGCAAGCGATGCGATTGAACATTGGTTAGTTAAGCACGGTATGGAAGCCCACCCGAACGAATGGTGCGCAGAATTATTGGAGAAAGAAGGAGAAAAGATTGAGTATTGCGATGATGGCGTCCATTACATTCGCAAGATTAACGGAGTTCCAAAAGTAAAGGCAATATATGGAAATTTATGCGATAATAGAATCAACTACAACTCTTGATAAAATAAAGGACTTGGTAAGCAAGATGAATGACTTTGAATTCAAATGGGATACAACTACTAATCGTATTGCTTACCAAGAATACAAGAAACAGCTGAGAGAAGCGTTCAACCGTCTCCGTTACGAAAGTAGCGAGGATTGGGAAGAAGCTAATCAGTATATTGACGAACATCTCAAAATATTGAGTATATGGTAGAGTAACATGAAACGACTTGATAAAGAAAAGATATTGAATGGTGAGCCAGTGTTTCCGTTATCCGAGCCGATTATTGATAAAAGCAGACCGAAAGTGAAGATTAAGCAAGTACCGACTACTTGTCATACAGGCAAGCTATCTTATCCAACGGCTGAGGATGCGGAACGAGCCACAAGGTTATTAAAGAAGAAACATAAAGGAGGAACGAAATGGTACAAGTGCGAATATTGCGGGCAATACCATTTGACTTCGATTAAGAAACAACGTAAAGGAAAGATGAGGTTTTGATATGTTTTGGAAGTATATAAAGAGACTTTGGTGTAAACACCCTTATTGGGAACATACTGTAACGGAATTTGCTAAACCCAAATACAAGCACGTTAAAGGTTGGAAAAGTAAGTGCAAGCTAAGATACGATATTTGGGAAGAAAGACGTTGCGAGCGATGCGGAAAGTTATTGGGGATGGCGAAAGTAAAAGCCGACCTAACTCAATGGCAAGTTGAAAAGAGATTTGGATATTGTAAATAAAAGTTTATGCCTAAGATAATAATTTGTAGAGGACTGCCAGGGTCAGGTAAAACTACTTGGGCAAAAGATTATGTTCAACGCAATATCTTCAATCCTGCGGTAAGAGTAAACCGAGACGACATAAGGAAGATGCTTGCTATAACATATAATACTTTGACCGAAGAGTTTGTGAAGGGAATTGAGCGAGATATGATAACAAACGCTTTGAACTTTGGATTTGACGTTGTAGTTGATGATACCAACATATATACTTCGGCAGCAGAACTTATAGTAGCAGCCATAGAACAATCCGACTGGGAAACGGTAAAAGTTGAGCTCAAAAGTTTCTTTGATACTCCTATTGAAACTTGCGAAGATAGACAAATGGAACGAAGTCCGCAAGAGCGAGTACCAGACTACCGAATCAGGCAACTCATGGATTATTATGAGAAGTACGGAAAGAGATTTGAAAACTATCTAAAAAGAAGCGAGTGTGTAATATAAAACGATTATGGAAAATAAAATCATTGTAAGCCAAGACGTATTTTGTAAGATACAAGAAAAGGCAATGTATTACGGTCAGGAGCCTTTCAAGGTAAATATGCCTGAAGGAAGTCAGGAACGTAGAAAAGAAGCAGTAATTGAGGTTGATAAAACTCTCAAAGAGCCTACGTTGATAGCAAAGGGAGAAGTTGCGGAAGTTATATCAGAATTATTGTTTAGAATATGACATTAAAGGAGCTTGAAGATAATTTATTGCTAAGAGATGAGAATGTAGAATTGAAAGAAGATACGTTTTTGTCTTTTCGCATATTTATATATTCGCTAATGGGTAAGAGAAAGATATTGACCTATATGGATAAACAAAAAGAGTTCCGAGTAAACAAAATATCCGACTACCCAGACCAAGGCAAACAATACCCTATTTGTGTATTAAGAGTAGAAAGATTGCGATTGAAGAAAAAAGTAGTGAAAGCGAAGAGAAGCGCAACCGATAAGACTTGATACGCAAATATAAGTATAGGTAATGAATTGTAATCGCAAATAGAAATGGATAAGAGTAAACAGATAACTATTCCAGAGGACGTAGTAAACCCAACGGAGTATAAGAAGATGCTTGCCTTGGAGAAACATCCAATAATTCGCAACACTATGTATATAAGTAGCGAAGGAGACGAAATCAATATTGGAATGTTACCTCATAGGTTGGCAAAACATATAGAACATCTCAGTAGCAAGGAGCAAGAGGATATATTGGAACTCAAGAGAAAGTATAATCAGCTGAGAGCGAAGATAAGCACCGCAAAGTCTCTTGCCTTTGGGAGAGCTGGGAGATATGGAGGTAAGAGCAAGGATGAATTAGCTGTATATAAACTAAGTCCGTTTGAGGAAGATATTATTGAGCTACTTGGGCGTATGTTTACCGTAGCAGAGGTTGTAAAGATAATGGGCGAGGATAACGGAGTAATTGTCAACGAGGATGATGTCAAGGGAATACTGAAGAAGCATATTGTTGAGATAGAGCGAAAGCGTGAGGAGTTCCGAAACCGAGTAGCAGATGTCCGACTGTATAACAAAAGACCGAGACTTGAGGAGCTTGCTTGGATGTATTCCAAAATGAAGAATAAGTATATTGCTCTCAATTCGATTGACTCTTACAACGCAATGCTTCGTACTTTGGAGCAGATACGCAAGGAAGCAGAAGGAGACATACTCAATATAAACGGAGTAGTTGATGTCAATATCGAAGTAACAATACAAAATCATATTCAGAAAGAAATACTCAAAACAATAAACCTCAAAGAGATTATCTTGGGGCGTGTCGCAGCACGTATGAACTATGACCCGAAGAAATTGATTGCTGGTTTACATAATAGCTACTATGCGAAGTTTGTCGATATATCGGGAGACTATGACGAGAATGCTGAAATGAGTTATCCTTCCAACTCAGCTTATGACTTTGCTATGATAGAGCGTACTGCTGGACGAGAGGTAATGGATGTCAAAGCAGAAGATGTTACCGAAGCGGAACACTCCTCAGCTACCAATGTCAAAGACTTGTTCTTGTCTAAGATAAGGAAACAAAAGCAAGATATGGAAGCACGTCAGCAAGGTTGGGACGCAGAAGCCGAAAAGAAAAGACCTGTTGCAGAGGATGAAACTCCAATAGACCGTAGTACGAATGGACGAGGTAAAGACAAGATACCACCGAGCAAGACGAAGGCTGGGCAGCGCAAGAATAAAGATAAACCGTATGGTAAAGAGATAAAGACGAAGAAATAAATCATTGTAAAAGGCATGTAAATGATGTGTACCGTTAAACCGTTCTACAAACATTACTTCTCACGGATAGATAAATGGGATGATAAGATAGCAAACAACTTTCTTGAGCTTGGTTACGCTGTTAGTATCGTAGTACCATTGGATAAAGTAAAGGTTTGTCAACTTATATACCAGTATATCGAAAACGACCAAGGGCGTTGGCTTGCTAAGAGCGTTATGTTTGTCGATTTGAATTGGTACGTTCAATATAAAGCAAGGAGACTTGAAGAGCAATTCAGTAACGGAGCTTTGTCAATAGAGGACTTACAAATAACAGCTTGGGAGTTAAACAAGCAATATGATAATCTATTAAACAGTTAAAGTTATGGACATTCAGAAATTCATCTAAGACAATATTCCTGACGTGGAAGAGAGGGAGGAGTTCAAGCGATATAAAGAGTTAAAAGAGTGCCTTGCCGATGCAAGTATGTATGACCGTATGAAAGCGGCAGTGTACTTTGAATCCTTCTTATATGTAAAGGATAAGTTATTTGGGGAGGCAATGGATAATTGGTTAAAGAAACGAGGAGAGAAATAGCAACTTTGATATTCTATATTGTAAGGCTCTGGGCTGTGAAGTTCGGAGCTTTTTATTGTTGTTTTGTTAAAGAAAAGTTAAATATTGCCCAAAATTAAAATTTCACCAAAAATAATCTATTTAGATATAATGGTCAAAGATAGATTTGTTACACAAATACCATATCCGCATTGCACTTTGTTTCCCATAGATTCAGAAGAACTGAAAAATTTTGTATTAGAGAAAAGACCGAGTTTGAAGAACAAAGATTTTAGGATTGAATTTTCCAATAACAAAGTTAAATAACAAAATTGTAAATTAAATTGTATGACAAGAATAAATAGTGCTATATCAGTAAGATGTTTGACTGACGAACATCTTCTTGCCGAGCACAGAGAAATAAAGAGACTGCCTGATTGCTTCGTTAAATCTTATATAAGCGGAGCTTTGAAAAGAATACCAAATAAGTTTTGTTTGGGAACTGGACATGTTACATTCTTCTTAAATAAGGCTCAATTCACTCTTGACCGTTACAAACAAATACACGAAGAATGTATCAGGCGTGGTTTTAACGTTACAGACTATTCCGAAAATTGGAAACAAGTTATAATGAAAGATTATTGGAAGTCTTACGAGCCTACGAAGGAAGAACAGGAGCTACTTATAAATCGCATTACAGAGCGAATACGAGGCAGTAGCAAGACTTTCTTCCATTATGAGGGGAAAGCTATAACTAAGGTTGAGGCAATCGAAATATTAACAAATAAATCATTATGAGCAAGACACTAACAGAAGCAATGCCTGAGATTGAAGAAATAGCAAAAGAGCTTGGTATCAAAGTAAACAATTATAAGGTTTTGGAAGAGTATCGGAGACGACACCCTGAAGAAATGAAACCTACAAAACAAACGGAGGTAAAAGATGGACAAGAAATATAATATAGCAAAAGCTATCAACATACTGGTATGTATGGGTATAGTAGTAGCGATAATGCTTTGTGCGTACAATGCTTGGAGCCTGAACGGTGAATATACTTTATTCAGTTTCTTTGCTTCTTTGGTAATGCACGGAGGATTGGGAATAATGATATATTGCGGAGTTGATTGGATACTCCGCAGAGTGTTTCACCAAATTAAGTAAAGATGAGAAAATTGATTATGTTGCTAATGTTAATAATCGTATCAAGTTGCGAGATTAACAGCTACCAACCGAATGATTTCAACAACGAGAAAGCGGATGTAATAAAGCAAGAGATTAAGAAAGAGCCGAGCGAATGGGATATATTCGTTGAGGCATTGATTCAGGTAGAAAGCGAAGGCAAAGCGGATGCGGTAGGCAAAACCAATGACGTGGGGATATTACAAATAACTCCGATATACGTCAAGGATGTCAACCGCATTCTTGGTGAAGATAGGTACACGCTTGCCGAGCGTACCGATACCGAGAAGAGTTTGGAGATGTTTGAAATCTTACAAGGTCATTACAATCCCAGCAAAAGTATTGATAAAGCGATTAAGCTCCATAATCCAAGAGCTGGGCAAAGTTATCGTATAAAGATAATGAATCAAATGGAAATTATAAAATCGAATTTATCATGACAAAAGAAGATTTCAAAAGGAAGTATCACGACAAGGTGATTGAAATTCCGTACCTTCCCAGTATGCGTTCCGAAAGGGAGCTGATGGGAACAATCAATCAAGTAGCTAATTGTTGCGCAGAAATGGGGTTGAAAACAAACTTGCTACCTGAAACGGCTTCTTTCGGTATGCCGAAGAAACTGATGGTTGTAACTGACCCTGCTCTTTCTCCGACTGGTAGTACAGAGCAAAACGTTTTCAACTTTGAAGAACTATTGGCAGATTTTAAGAGTTATACCGAAGCTCAAGAAGAAGGTAAGTATGACAAAGCAAAGAAGTTACTTGCTGATTTCAAAATTGAGTACGGCTCTATAACAAAGAAACACAAATCATGTACCTCAACGGATATGGTTGACGAAGGCTTCATTCAGGGTTACACTTCAAACGAAGCGAGCTTATGGTGGCATCCAATGGGTAGGCGTGTTTTCTTCGTTCGGGGAGAAGGAGCGTTTGAACTAACCGATAAAGTTGAGGAGAATGCCTGAGACGAGAGAACGTGACCCAAGACATAACTTCATAGACTTCGTTGAAATGTTCTTTGTTCCTATTTGGGAAGAGCCGAAAGAAGGACAAATAACAATAATCGAAGTTCCACGCCAGAAGTTCACGAGAGAACAAAGAATAATGTTAAACAAATTAAAAGAACAAGCGCAAGATGTCGAATTTGAAGAAATTCAAGGTTAAGTTCTTTGGTAGCAAAAACCGTAAAGAACAAATCAAACAAGTTAAAAATCTTATCGTTGACGCTCCGAAGCGAGAAGCGGTTGAGGATGTACTCCGTCACCAATATGGCTACGAGGTAATCAACGGATTGAAAATTCACGATTATGAAGGAGAATGATTTTGAAGAGCCGACCAACCCAAGAGAAGGAACGTCAGCTGGATACGGATGTATAGCCGTTTTAGTGGTTATGATAGTTATCGGTTGTTTACTACTTTTCAGCGGTTGCAACGGAGGGTTTGAACGCAAAGACCCAAGAGCAGTAACATATCGGGAGAAGGTAAGTGATACAGATACTTCGGAGGTATGGAGAAACGTCACCTATGAGCTTGTAAGTGTGTCTTATGATACTGTTCCGAAGGTACGGAGGGAACGAAGTACCATAGAGCCTGAAATTTTAGCTCCGAAAGTTCAGACCGTACCGAAAGACCTTGTTGATTTGAACGATTATCTTGGTAGCCCAGACGATGAGACTGACTGGAATTATACCGAGATAGACGATGACCAACAAAAGTATCTTGATAGTATAGGAGTTTATTGGGATAGTAACAAAGGATATTGGCGAAAGCGTTAAAAGTTTGGGCATTTTAGTTAAAAAGCGGAATTTCTACAAAGATTTTTCGCTTTTTCTTTTGCCGTTTGTAAAATAGTTTCTACCTTCGTATTGTAAATAACAAAGAAAATGAAAACAAGAATAGCATTTACAGTCATAGTCCTTGTAGTTGCGGTAGTAGCTAATTGGATTTACATAGAAGTAGTTTGGGGAAGTTTCCGAAACTTTATGAACGCTTGTTTAATCAAGTCGCTTATCGGAGTAGGATGTTTGTTAGTTATATTGTTAGCAACGTTAATAATCTCAAAAATCAAGAAATAATATGGCACTTATCATTTTGAATAATCAGGAAAAGAAAGATTTATTGGTATTATTGAAAAGCTCCGATAACGAGTGTTATGATAATATCATCAAGAAATTGCGAAAAGAGCCTATTTGGAAACGCATCTTACACGCAATTGACGGACGTTTCGGCAGAAGAGTTCTGAAGGAACAATACAGAGGATATTGGAGACTATTCACCTACGGTACATTGGCTATACTATTTATAAGGTTTGTAATGTTCCCGATATTAGAATGGTGGAGCGGTGTAGTAGATTTTCTGAACTATGTAATTTGGGGATGATATGGAAATTGTAAGATTTATATTCAGCAGTTTTTGGGTTTTCGTAGGTACGGTCATATTGATAGGAACATTGTTTCAAGGAATTGCTCAAGTTATCCGAGCTATTAAAGGAACGCAAGGAACAAAAGAGAGAAGCTGATAAAAACTTATCGAAAGTTATATGATAAGTGGATAAAAGGCAAGTAAATCCAAACACATAGCAAGGTTGCTCGTGAACTCCAACCTTCGGGGTGATAAAAGACTTCGGAGGAGAAAGCGGAACTCACGAGCAATCATTATTTTATTGTCTGACGAAACGTAACAATACCAAAGATAACCGCCAAAAAGATTTTGCTATAAGGGGGTGTTTAAGGGGGATATTCTGCGTGAGCGTACATGTACATACGTAAAGCAAAAAAACTTCCTTTCAGAAATAAAGACATAACAAATATTGAGAACTTTCTTTGCTACTTTCTTTGGTTCATAAGGGGGTAACCATCAAAGTTACCCTACCCAGTATGCATCAAAAAAATTGTAAATATGAATTGGATTAAGAAATTTGCTCAGTGGGTTATATCGGAGGAGCTTGCTGAAGAAAGAAAGCATTATCAGAAAATCAATGACGACCTACGAGCCGACAAGGAAGTGTTGGAAAAATCGAACGAAGGTTTGAGACGTTTAGCATTCGGGAGACGTAAACACCTTGTATCGCAATTAATGCTTGAATGTATAGTCAAGTGCCTACCTGACCCAAATGCGGTAGGAGTAGGAGGCATAACCGCTTCGGATATCAAATTGCGTAACATGGGGTTTGTAGATGAGATTGGTGGAAGGAAGTACGACCACAAGTGTTTCGTCAAAGAAATAACCGAACAGAATGTAGAGCGAGGAGCGATTGTCCACATAACCGACTACAACATGAATATCTTCATTCCGCTGAGAATTGAGAATGTCAGTTATGAGGTGTACGGTGTTCAAACCGCAATTGAGACTTACTTCTGGGACTTCTATGGAGCAGGGTTAAGGATGTTAAGTGCGGAAGCATGGGCGATGGCTACGGAGTTCATCAGAGCACAAAACAACGTAATGAAAGAATTTAGAGAACAAGGATTGTTATGAAAGTACGTGTTAGTCAAATACCCGAAGAAAGCGGCAAGCCGAAGTACCAAAAGAAGATGAAAACCTCAACAAAGAAGGCAAAGGACTTCGATGACGAGGAAGATGACGACTTCGGAGAGGAGCCTGAAGAGGACGAGCCGAAACGGTTGAAGAAAACAATGATTAACTTCGGAGAGGAGGGAATTGTTATATCAGCCTACGATTTGAACTGCATTGAGAAGGATATGCGATTTGTAGAGAAACCAAATGCTCACTGGGAGTTCGGTATCACGATAAACAAAGGACTCAATCCAGGGCAGTTCATCAACAAAACGGACTTATCTATGTGGTATATGAAGGAGGAAGTCAGAGACCGAAAATGGGACAGACTGATGGAACTCCTGAAATTAGAAGGTCTCAACGTTATTGAAGTGTAAGTAAACAGTTATAGTACCGTTACATTTTGTTAAATTTAATTGTAAAGAAAAATGAAAAAGTATGAATTGGTAGCCGCAGTGGCTAAGGAAACTGGGATGACCCAGACAGACGTGAACAAAGTAATCGACGCAATGTGTCCTGTAATCGTAAAGGCTTGCGTTGAGGATGGTGACGAAGTGAACCTGCCTACGCTTGGTAAGTTCAAACAGAAGGTCAACCCTGCTCGCAAGGGCATCAATCCGTTGACCAAGAAACCGATGGATGTGCCTGAGAGTCATACGTTGAAGTTCACACCTACAACAACTATCAAGAAGGTTATTCAGCCCAAAGCAGCAAAGAAAGCTAAAAAGTAAGCGAATACCCGAATGACGAGAGAACGGAGATTGGCGAATAATGTTTGCTTTTCTCCGTTTCTTTTTCTCCCAAAGTTTATAATTACAATTTAACAAAAGTAGAATGTAATGAAAGCAATAACAACGAAAGAAAAGTTACCAAAGTTTCTTGTAGTGAATGCCGAAGCTCCGAGCAAGCCTTGGAATAAGTATTTGCTGAAACCTTACGAGAAAGGTGAAATTGTGAAAGTCGCTCCGTTTGAAGAACAAGTATCTCACCCCAGCGTTGGTTCAACTCCTGAACAGTTCCGCAAAAGATACGTTGTTATATATCGTAAAGATGAAGAAGGCAAATGGACGCTGAAATATACACAAGGATGGGAATCATTTGATTTATTAACAACAATAAAAAAGAAGTAGTATGAAACGTTTGAAAAGATTTATTTTGAGCTTGTTGCTCACGAAACAGGAACGAGTTATGATTTGGAACGCTCTTTGGTTCTCTAATCATACCTACAGGAGAAGGGGAAATGTAGATGGTGCTGCCGCAGTACAGATGGTGATGAACAGAACTGAGGGGTTGATTGTACCGAAAGGCAGAAAATACTCCGAGAAAGAACTTGTCGAGATTGTTGAAGGAATTATCAACGAAGCGGCAAAGGCAAGCGAGGAAGTAACAAGACATGTTGCCCGTCAAGAGTTCAACAAAGGCTATCGGAAAGGTAGAAGCGAAAGAACGCTTGAAGAGATTGCTGAACCACTCAGACCTTTCGGCAGAGCCGTACACGTTGAGGAGAAAGACGGCAAATTGGAAGTTGATATGGAACTCAACGAAGGTATGGAGATTGACCGTGAGAAGTGCGAAACATGCGATGCTCGTGAAGGCTGTATTATCTTCGCTATGATATTTGGTCAGGACAAAGAAGAGGATGCCGAGGGCAGCGATTCAAAGCCGACTGAAGGCGAAGATACCGAGAAGGAGGAGAAAGATGAAGAGCAAGCACCCGAAGGCACTGAAGGACATCACGAAGCTCCGAAGGAAGATGAGGGCAAATAAAATTCTTTGATTGTCTATATAGAAACCGTGCGGCAAGGTTAATAACTAAGTCACACGGTTTCAACATTTAATAACAAGATATGATAAAGAGTAATTACATAGTATTTGACTGCGAAACAGGTGGGTTATATGAGGACAAAAATCCAATAACCCAATATGCTGCGGTTGTTCTTGACGGCTCTACTTTGAAAGAGATAGACCGTTGGGAAACTTTCGTCAAGCCTTATGCTGATTTAGTTATCGAACAGGATGCGTTGGATAGGACTATGGTGAGTATGTCCGATATAAACAAGGGCATGAGCATTAAGGAGTTTATATCAACCGCTACGGAGTTCTGGGAAACTCATAGAGCAAAGTCCAAGAAGAAGGAAATGGGACGGCTTGTACCAGTAGGTCATAATGTTCCTTTTGATATTCGGTTTTTGAATTACGCTCTTTCTCTTCAGAAGAAGGATGATGTTGAGTTTTGGATGTATCCGAATATCATTGATACCTTTCCGCTTGCTAAGTTAGCGTGGGGAATTAACGGAGACGAGAAAATCAACTTGGGAGCTTCTTGCGAGAGGGCAAAGATACGACTTACAGATGCTCACGGAGCGATGAATGACGTAGAAGCGACAGCCGACCTTCTAAGATGGTATATGCGTAAACTCCGAGCGAAGAAAGGAGAAGGAGCGGCAGAAGCTACTCAGGGCAGAGCGAAGGGAGATGAGTTCTTTGAGTTCAAATGTGGAGCAAAGTAATTTTCACAAAGTTTATAATAATATGAGCAAAGAAACGTTTGATTTAGCTTCTAATTTAGAACAAGCATTTAATAGTATTGGAACATCAATGATGTCTTTGAATTTTGCTTCAAAATTGCTTGCTTATGTAGCAGTAATGGGCGGAGGCAATGAAGCAGTTACTATGCACGAAGGTTTGAACGCTGGTATAGCAATAGCTCAAAGGAAGTTCAATATATTTGGCGGTGAAGTTCCAGATTATAAAGGAATTATTTGCATCAGAGCTTTCATTAATGAGCTTGAAAGGAAGGGTGATAAAACTCCTTGGTTAAAGGAAATATATGACCGTTATAATTTGAAATAAACAGTTATAGTAATCATAAATGTAAATTAAAATCGTATGTCTGAAACAAATGAAACTCCGAAACGTAAACGGAGAACAAAAGAAGAGATTGAAGCTGCTAAGGCAGCAGGCACTTACAAGCCGAGAACAAGAAAGAAAGTTGAGGAAGCTCCGAAAGAGGAAACAGCGAAAGCTCCTGAGGAGTTCCAAGCAAAACCTACGAAACTGCCTGCTGAACAATCCGTTCTGATTATGGCTTGCCTTCAGCCTGAGGTTTCAAAGAGAGCTATTGAAGCGGCAAAGGAGAAAGGCGTTGAGGTTGTAATTCTTGAAGACCGAGTAATTCACGACTACTTGAGCGTGCGTGATAAGGATAACAAAGAAGCAAGAAGTTTGGGAGACTTCCTGAATGATACTTCCAATCGTTTGCATGCTGAAGACCAATGCGTGAAGTTATGGATGATACTTACGAAGGGTCAACCGATTGAGAACGCAGAGCAACGTGTATTCACGAGAACGGAGGTTGTTAAGTCAACTAATCTATCTCACGGAAAAGCTGACCAAGTCTTTCAGTTACTCCGAGCCTTCGGAATGTTACGTTTCACGAAAGGAACGCACGAGTTTGTTCTCAACTTCAGCAAGAAGAAATGTCACGATACTATCAAAACAGAAGTTCTTGCGATGTGCAAAGCGTTGAACAACGACATTCTCCGTTACAAGGCATCAATTGAAGCCGATACTGAATTGACGAAAGAGCAAAAAGATGAAATGTATAAAGAGTTACAAAGAGCCGTTGACGAGACAATCGAGTATTAAGCGGAAACAACCATAAAAAGAGTTTGAGAGCTAACAGGGTACAATCCTTGTTAGCTTTTGTCGTATAAAGAGGATTGATATGATAGCAACAGTACCAGACATAATTGCGAAAGCTCCTGTGACCTTGTTACAGTCTCCAATGCATCAATTGGAATGTCTCAATATAGTAGATGAGATAATTGACGGTATGGACGATAAGGGAATATTGGAGCTCATGCAAGGTTCAGGAGGAGACTTGGATTGGGTATTAGATAACTTGATGAAAGACACTTATCAGGTTATGTACACTGGAGACCCAAATATTGACTTCGCTCCGAAATATACCGAGAGACTTTCACAGTCAATCGAAGAAACATTGCGGACACGAAACCTTACTTACTTTATTACTTCGGTAATGCCCGACTTCCAATTGTCTTGGCATCATTTGGAATGGGGAGACTTGGTACACCGATACAATAAATTATGTATCAACGCTGCCCGTGACCATGGTAAGTCGTATTATTTCTCAAATGCCTATTGTGCTTGGAAGCTCTATTCCTACGCAAAGCCTAAATCAAGTGTATTCTCTGCCCGACCTACGAAGAGCAATTCCAATCGTGGGTATTTGTTTAGCTTCTCACTCCAGCAGTCCGTTGACCTTATGGAGATTTTGAAAGGAACGATTGAGAGCAACGACATTCTCAAAGACAGATTGTATCCTGATTCAAGAAATAGCGGAGCGTGGGCGAGTACGAACATAGTATGTAGGAACGGAGCGAGGTTGACGTGTAAGGGATTTGGGTCATCAGTACGTGGTGCTCACCCATACTGGATAGTAGTAGATGATGGGCTGAAAGATAACGTCATATACAGTGCTCTACAACGTCAGAAAAGTATAGACTATTTCCACGCTGTTATTATGAACATGCTCGTGCCAGGAGGACAAATCATTGTCGTTGGTACTCCGTTCCACGCTTCGGATTTATACGGAGACTTGAGAAGCAAGAGCATATTTGCTACGCATAATAAGAAGGGTTGGTTTGTAATTGAATATCCTGCTATCTTCCCTGACGGACGTATCTTGTGGCCACAGCGTTGGAGCTTCTTCGATTTGATGGACAAGAAAGCAACGCAAGGTAACATCATCTTCAGCCGTGAGAACTTATGCCGACCTATTACCAATGAGGCTTCTATTTTCCCATTGAAAGTCTTGGAGCGTTCTTTGGTACGTATGGAGAACTACACGTTGGTACGCAATCGTGATGACTTCCCGATTAAGTTCAACAAGGTTGTTACAGGTTGTGACTTTGCAATATCTGCTAACGTAGGAAGCGACTACACTGTATTCACGACTTGGGGCGTTGATGACGAAACAGGAGAGCGTTGGTTGCTAAACTTTTACCGAGATAAGGGCAAGACCTTCCACGAACAGATGCAAATATTGAAGGGAATCAACGCAAGATTCAGACCTGATAGCATGGTGATGGAGCAAAACACATTCCAACAGATATTCGTTCAGGAAAGCGATAAACAGGGGTTGCCAGTTATAGGACATACCACTGGAATAGATAAGTACGACTTGAAGACAGGCTGGCCAGGATTGGCTATTGATTTTGAGAGAGGTAAGATACATATACCAACTGGAGATAAGTATTCACAAGATGTAAAAGATTTGATTTTCTCTGACCTTGGTTCGGTAGCCTTTACGGATAAAGGACTTGAGTCAGTAGGAGAACATGACGACATCTCATCCAGCTTCTGGCTTGCTAAGTTAGGTGCTAACTTGATAACAACAGGATTCAAATATACTTTCCTTTAATCAGCGTTTTATAAGGAGAAACTGTTCATTTAATAACAATAAATATGAAACAAAGAAAAGTAAACATTATCATCAAAGGTTACGGCAAGAAGCCTTTGTATGCGACTTCTCATTCAGCAGGAGCCGACTTGTATTCAGCCAATGCTTCGGATATTGTTCTTCAGCCGATGGAACGCAAAATCATTCCCACGGGTTTGTTTTTGGAACTTCCTATTGACGCTGAAGCTCAAATAAGATCGAGAAGCGGACTGAGCGCAAAGAAGGGAATTGTAGCAATTCTTGGAACCATTGATGCCGATTATCAAGGAGAAGTTGGTATCATAGTAATCAATTTAAGCGATGAAGCGTTTGTAATCGAAAGAGGAGAACGACTTGCTCAGATGGTTCTGAATGGAGAAGGAGGATTGTTCCAAGGAGACTGGGTTGAGGTTGAAGAGTTCTCCAGAGAGAGCGAACGAGGAGTAGGTGGATTTGGACATACAGGTACAAAGTAATGAACCAGTTCAGACAGTTCACTAACGGCAAAGGGTTGTTTATCGGGGTTGACTTCGGCTTCGGTAACGACTTTGCCGTTGAAACTCAAATACAGAAGCAGTCTGACGGGAGCTTGAAAATACTTTCGAGCAATATCATTGGACGTGCCGAAGATTACAAGAACGAAGAAAAGAGAGAACAAAAATGTAAAGAATATGAAAAACTTTGCAATCAAGAAACCGTTGAGCAAAAATCAACTTGACGATTTGACTAATGGGCTTGTTAATGCTATGCGTTATTCTGACCCAAATGTTGAATACCCAAGTTATGATAAGGCGAAACAAGATGATGGGGTAATGGCTGAATGGTTTTATCCCATTTTCAATGGTACCAATGACTTCTCCGAGCTTACAGCCATTCATATGTACACTACTCAGGAAGCTACGTTTGAGGACGTAGGTGAGCTGCTATTGGGCATTGCTTTGACTGAGATGAAACACTACGATAAGCTGTCAGACTTTATCCGAAAGATAGGAGGAAAGATTGACCAGAGATATAACAACTCAGGCGTTACCGTAGGAAAGACCGCAGAAGAAGCGATTGAAATAGCAATCGGTGCGGAGGAGAAAACAATTGACTTCTATGAGAACTTGCAAAAGAAGCTCTTGAAGTTACAAGAAACGGAGACAATCAAGATAGCTCTTCAACTGCTTGCTAAATTAGCAGCGGATGAGGTAGTTCATCTGAAACTATTAAAAGAACAATTAAAGAATGATTAACAAAATGAAATGTAACGGTATTGATTTGTTAGCAGACTATGTGTTCTTGTCTAAATACTCTCAAAGACGAGAGGATGGACGACTTGAACACTGGGATGAAACTATTGACCGTATCTACGAGATGCACAAGGTCAAGTTGAAACAGTTAGGTCTGCTTGGTGAAGAAACGGTTGCTATGATAGAAGAAGCAATGCGTTTGGAAGTTGATAAGAAAATCTTGTCTTCCCAGCGTGGGCGTCAGTTCGCTTCTCCTTCGGTAACGAGTGGAATATTGAAGCATGAAGCCAAGTTATACAATTGCTGTTCTACCTACGTTGACCGTGTAGAAGTATTCAGCGAAATCATGTATTTGCTTCTTTGTGGTTGCGGCGTTGGTTATTCCTTACATAAGGAGTACATTGACAAGCTACCAATAGTCAAGCCGTATAACGGAGACCAAAGACCTCAATTTTTTGTTGAAGATAGTATCGAAGGATGGGCTGATTCAATCCGAGAGCTTATGACGGCTCTATTTGAAGGCAAGTCCGCTGATATAGTCTTTGACGCTATCCGACCAGAAGGAGCGTTGATTGACGGTAAGTTCCTTGCACCTGGCCCAGAGCCGTTAATAAAAGCCCATAATCATATCAAAGAAGTCATGAAAGTCGCTCAAGGCAGAAAGCTCACGAGTATCGAAGTTCATGACATTATTTGTTATATAGCCGACAGTGTTGTGAGCGGAGGGGTGAGACGTTCTGCTATGATAGCCTTGTTCGACAAAGACGATGAGTTGATGCTCCGAGCTAAGACAGGAAGCTGGTGGACGGACAATCCTCAAAGAGCTATGGCAAATAATAGTATTCTTGCTACTCTATCTGACCCACTGGGTTACGAGGAAATGAAAGACAAGTTACAAGTTATCCGTCAGTTTGGAGAGCCAGGTTTTGTAAACGTAAAGAGTTTCAAATATACAGTCAACCCTTGCGGTGAGATTGTAATGGAGCCTGCTATCAACGGCAAGTCTGGATTTGCGTTCTGCAATCTTGTAGAGATAAATGCCGAGCGAGTTAAAACCAAAGAGGAGTTCTTGGAAGCGTGTCGTGTAGCTTCATTCGTAGCGACTGTTCAGGCTCTTTACACTGATTTCAAATATCTGTCTCCTGCTTCACGGGAAATAGCCGAGCGTGATAGAGCTATCGGAGTGAGCATAACAGGCATATATGCCAATCCTATCCTTCGGGGTGAGGTATTAAGAGAAGGAGCGAAGGCAGTTTCAGAAACCAATGCGGAATGGGCAGCAATATTCGGTATAAACAAGAGCCGTACTTGTACGACAATTAAACCAAGCGGCAATGCTTCTTCTATTCTTGGTTTGTATTGTAGCGGTATTCATCCAGCTCATGCGGAAAAGTATTTGCGTAGAGTTCGTATCAAAACTTACAGTCCAGAGTTCATTGCTTTGAAAGATACTCCGTTGGTAAAAGTTCTACGAGGGGATGAAGCGGTGATAAGTTTCCCAATTGAATCCGATGACCCGAATATGATATTCAAGGATGAAGTTTCAGCCGTAGAGCATCTCAAGTTTATCGGTATGGTAAAACATTATTGGATAAACAAAGGAAGCGTAAACGTCAAAGCGGTATCAAACAATATATCGGCTACTGTCGAAGTAAAGGATGATGAGTGGGACGAAGTAGCAGCCGTATTGTTTACCAATGATTATCTATTCACTGGCGTGAGCTTGTTACCTAAGATGGGCGACCAAATTTATGATAACGCTCCGTTCCAACGTTTATCTTCCTCAGAAGTCGAAAAGGAATACAATGCTATCAAAGAGTATCTTGATACCCACGAAGTAGATTTCAACGAGATAATGAGCGACCGTGAGAACTTCTATTCAGGCGACATGGTAGCCGTAGGATGTTCGGGAGGAGCCTGTGAATTGAAATAGATATGAAGATTGAAAGTTTTATATTAAGTATTCTCAAAAAGATTGAAGAGTCATGGCCAGGAGTTATTTGCTATGCTTATAAGACTGGTAATGCTCCGATGACCTACGTTTGGTGGGAAGTTTCCGTTTCAGATTTTGATTTGTATATGCACGATAAGCGTTTCAAAACTCTTACCAATGCTTGGCATAAAGCAGCGAAAGCTCAAGGTCATAAGATAATCTTTGTCTGCGGTTGGAAGCCTACGGAGGAGAAACTTGTCAAACTGATGGAAGAGGATAACTTGATATTGAACGTGTAATTTAATTGTCTCATTTAAGTATGATTTGGGAGGAGCTACTTGTGAAAGTCGCTCCTTTCTTTTTAACAAAAGTTAAATTTAGCAAAGTTTCTTATAAAAAGTTTTGCGGTTACAAAATAAGTTCGTAACTTCGTACCAGATAATCAATATAACAAAGTCATGGGAGCATTTATACCAAGTAAATATCAAAGAGCCGTTTACATCTACATTGAGAAGGGTAAAGGCAATGCGGTTATAGACGCAGTAGCAGGTTCAGGAAAATCTACAACGATTGTAAATGCGTTGAAACTTATTCCGAAGAACAAGAGAGTTTTGTTTTTAGCTTTTAACAAAGCAATTGTAGAGGAGCTGAAAATCAAAGTAGGCAATCTCAATAACGTGGATATTAAAACGCTACATAGTTTGGGAGCTTCGGCAACTATGCGAGCTTTGAACTCTCAACTTCAGGTTGATAAATATACGGCTTGGGTGAATAATGGTATCAAATACTCTTCCCTTTCTCCGAAGTCGGACTTGTTGCCTGAGCAGATGAATACTTGGAAGCAAAATATCTTGAAGCTAATTGACCTTGGTAGAGTGAATTTGGTTAAGTCGGAGAAGGAATTGGAAGAGCTTGCTTGGAAACATAACATTGATTTGGAAGATAACGAGGTTGATATTGCTATTAAGGGTATCAATTGGGGAGAAAGAGAAACGCAAGTCATAGACTTCACAGACATGATATACTTCCCGAATGTTAAGCAGATAAAGATGTTCCAATATGATTGGGTTTTTATAGACGAATGTCAAGACCTTAATGCTGCTCAAAGAAACTTATTCTTGAAATGCTTGAAACCTAATGGTAGATTTGTAGCTGTTGGAGACCCACGTCAGGCAATCTATGGTTTTGCTGGAGCGGATGTTGAAAGTTTCAATCTTTTGAAGAGACTTCCGCACACCGTGAAACTTCCTTTATCCGTATGTTACCGTTGCGATGGAGACATAATCGGTATGGCCAAAGAGATAGTGCCTCAGATAGAAGCAAGAGCAGGTGCACCAGCAGGTGTAGTTAGTCGGGAGAGCGTTATGGCGGATGTTAAGGATGGTGATATGATACTTTGTAGGGTTTCAGCTCCGTTGGTTAAATTGTGTATGCAATATATCGGGAGAGGGGTGAAAGCGTATGTGAAAGGAAGGGATATTGGAACCAATCTTATTAACATGATAAAGAAAACCAATCGCAAGCAGATTAAGGACGTAATGGAGAGACTTGAAAGGGAATTATCACGGATAATCGGAAAGGTGGTAGCAAAGCAGGGATGCACCGAAGCTGAAGCGAAGGAACATGAAATGTATAAGAACTACGAGGACAAGTTGAGAGCAATCGAAGTTCTTTCAGAAGGGTTGGCAACTTCCCAAGAAGTGATTGACCGCATAGACATGATTTTCTCCGATGATAACAAGAACGGTATTTGTTTGAGTACGATACACAAGTCAAAAGGTTTAGAGAGCGACCGAGTATTCATCATATGTGAAGATAAGCTCTATTTGAAATATTGTATGACCGTTCCGTGGATGGCGGAACAAGAACGCAACCTTGTCTATGTTGCGATAACAAGAGCCAAGCACTTTTTAGGATATATTCAAGACTTTGTAGCATAAAAGTTAAATATTGCCCAAAAATCGAAAAAAGTTTGGAAATTATTTTGCCGTTTGAAAAATACTCCGTACCTTCGTAGTGTAATTGTAAATAAAGATTGTAAATCAAACAGTAAATTTCAAAGAATATGGAAGCAACAAATCAGAATTTAGACAGCGTATTAAAGAAGCTGAGAAAGTTACAAAACCTTTACGAAGGTGCAAAGAAAATCAACTCTGAAGGAGAAGCGAACGCAGCTGCTGCGGCTATACAAAGACTTCTTACCCAGTACAACTTGTCTATGGATGAGATTGGAACGGACGAGGAGAAAGCAAAAGATACTGTGTTTGAAGAGAAAGTGGACGGATTCACCTACAAGAGTATCGGAGGAGAATGGGAGTTCCGTTTGTTATACGTTCTTTGTAAATGGAATTTCTGCAAATGTTTTCAAGTAGGAAGCACTTACAGAAGATTGATGATTTTCGGTAAGAAAGAAAACATTGAGACCGTTAAGTGGTTGCGTGGAATGCTTGCTGAACGTTTCGTAGCGTTCTCCAAAAATCGTTTCAAGGAGTACAAGAAAACCATGGAGTATGCTATGAAGCCTATCAGTATGGATAAGTATCAGAGAAGTTACTTAATGGGCTGTGCAGCTGGGCTGGATGCTAAGCTGAAAGAGGAGAGTGACCGAGAAAAAGCAAAGAATGCCGAATATGGAGCAAAAGTTACAGCTTTGGTAGTTCGCAATGATACAGCCGTTACCGAGTATATTGAAAACAAGTACAAGGTTGGTAGAGGAAGAGCGAGAAAAGAGAATTTTGATTCAGCCAGAGCCTACGGATATAAGGATGGCAAGAACACGGAGCTTCACAAGCAAGTAAGTGCGGGAGCGAAGAGTCAAGCCGATGGAGTGAAATTGCTTAAATAAACCATATGACTTTGATTGTGATTATGGGGTTGTCCTTCGGGATGGCTCCCATAGTTATTATAAGAAAACATTTGAAACATGAATATATTATTTGACGGTAACTATTTGTTCCACAAAACATTCTCCGTTTTCTCTACCTATTACAAAGGGCAAGACATGGGAGACGTTCTCCAAGATAAGGAGAAACAGCAAGTATTGATACGCAAATGTATTATGGACATGTGCTTTGCTTTGAAAAAGTTTAAGGACATCAAACGAGTAGCATTTGTGATAGATAGCTCTTCATGGCGTTACAGTATCTACGATGATTACAAGTACGCTCTTACGAGGGTTAGAGACCCATTTTACAAGCATTTCCTGACTGTATTAGATATGTTTGAGGCTCTTCTTCGGAGAAAAGGACTAATCGTCAGTAGAGTCATGGGAGCAGAGGGGGATGACCTTCTGTACGTATGGGGCTTGTACTTTGGATATTGTTTGGACGAAGAGCTGGTAATAATTACTGGTGATTCCGATATTCGACAAATCATGAACAAAAACGTTTCCTTGTTCAACAATAACTCAAAGAACTTGAAGATGTATTGTATCCCAGAGAAGGAAGTGTTTTGGAACGAGTATCTTGAAACTGATGTTCAGGTCATACCTACGAAGCCATTTGAGGTTTTGTTATATAAGGTCATTATGGGAGACACTTCTGATAACATTCCTAAGCTCAAAGCAGGGTTTGGGCCAAAAGCCTTTGAGAAGTTCATTGAATCAATTTCTCCTTATCACGAGCCGAAGGATATTGACCTTGTACCGATGGCTCAATGGATTGCCAAACGTTTCTCCGAGTTTACGAAAATGAAAGAGGAGGAAGTATTGGGACAAGTTTTATTCAATCTGAAGATGACGTGGTTGAACTTGTCTGTATATAACAATACCGATTATCAGACTAAGAACGGCAAGAGCCTTCTTGAAAATATGCTTGACGATGTAAACGACCAAAAGAATAAATACAGTTATAGTAAAGCATACACGTTAGAAGATTTTTATGGTATGGCAATCAAATAAACATTGATAAATATGAAAAAGAAAACAATCATCTGGGTTGCAATTATTGTAGCCGTAGTTATCGGAGCGTTGGTGTATATGCACTACACTCCTGTTTGGGTATCAATCTCAAACGTTGTGAGTTTAGCAATCGGTGTCGTTGTCGGCTGGATTGCTCATGTTTTGTATAACAAATATATCAAAGAGTAATCATGGACGAAATTAGCAAAGCGATTCAAGGAGCGAGAGCCGCTCAGCGAGGACGCATCATGGGAAGTTTCTCAAACTTCCAAGAAGTAACAGCGGATGACGATGCTATCCGCAAAGGTGAAGAAGTATCGGAGGAAAATCCATTTGACAAAGCTGCCGAAGAAGCGGATGTGGAGAAGTCCGATGTAATGGATGCTTTATCCTATCAGGGAGACATTAAAGTGTCTAAGACTGGTAAGGAGATTAAAGACCAAGTGGACACCGTTCTGCTGCCTGCTATGACGGCAGACTTGGCTGTAAAGGAGGCTGAAGCTGATAAGAAGTTGAAAGACTGCGGAACAGCTCCGACCAAAGACCCAGACAAATGGTGGACGGATGGTATCAAGATGGACTGCGGTTACAAAATCTATGATTGGGAAGAAACCTATGTTCCTAACAATGACGGAGGAAAGATGATGAGTTCACTTTCGGCTTCGGATGCAGAGGACAAGAAAGGTAACGTGCCCGAAAATCAAGAGCAAGCAACATGCCGTAGAGAGTACAACGATATTGTACGAGCTATCTGCAATATCAAAGTTGATATCAAGGCGTGTGAGATTTTGAAAACTCTTGCTGACAATAAAGAGTTTGAACTTTCACCACGTCAGGTATTAGCATTAAGGTTTTAACGTGGGGAGGTGTACTGCGACTGGAGAGGGAATTGAGTTGTGAAACTTGGTTCCCTTTCATTTTTCTCCCATAGTTATTAAGTAAAATGTTACACTATGCCAATAGATAATGATAATCCACAAGTATGGAGCTACTTTAAGCGAGGAGATATTGTCAAGGATTCAGAAGATAGTGTTTGGGGCAATACTAAATTTGAAATCACTGGGTTTCATGGTAATTGGTACTGTCCTTTATTATCAACGAATATATGCGGCAAGTTCTATCCCAGCGGCAATCCTCAGCGTTGTAATTTAGGAGTGAGAGAAGCAAGGTTAATTAACGCAGCTCACCGACCTTTCAAAAGAATGAAAAAAGTTCCTTTGCTGAAACTAATGGCGAAAGGAAACGTGGAAGCGAGGAGAGAATTTGTTATGAGAGTAAATACAAAAACTTTATAATTTATGTTTGAACAAGCAGCATGGTATGATAAGCTCCCAAACGAGAGCTTGGAAGTGTACGAGCCTCATTTGAGATTATTCTTTGAGACTATGTACGAGCGACAAATGATTTGGAAACGTAGGTTCATAGACAAGAAGGAAAGACCTTGGACAGACAACAAGATATTCCAAGAGTCAAAATTCACGAACGTGTACCGAGAACTTGACCGAAACAGTCAATGGCAAATCAAAAACATTCTTCTTGATGAAAGTCTTTCTTTGAAGAACTTGGTTTGGAAGATGATGGTTTTCCGTTTCTTCAACAATCCTGAAACATTCGAGTTTGAACCGAAGGGAAAGAGCGTTCAACCCAGTCTATTCGGAGCACCTATCAAATCAGGACTTAAACAAGCTCAATCTATGGACGAGCTTATTTCAGCCAAGAAGTGGAAGAATGGTATTCCCGATTGGGAGGAGTATGACGAAGATGAATTCAGCCGTTTCATTGCGGGCGTTCGGAGTTCGGGTCAAAATCCATATACAACCGCTTACTTGATAAACTCTCAAGCAACACCTGGTCAGCCAAGAGATTATACAAGGGTTGTAATTCCTCATCTGCATAAGAACGTAGGAAAACTCATTGCTACGGTGATGAAAGCTAAGAGACCAGAAGATATTATTGAGTATCTGAAAACCTTCCCTGCGGTTGCGGACTTTATTGCTCATGAGTTTTATCAGGACTTCACATACATAGAGCGATATAGAGGACAACAGTTTATGAAGTTCGACCAAAACGACTTCACGAATGTTGGCCCAGGGTGTAGTATCGGCATACGTCTTATTTATCCGAGCCTTTCAACTCTCAGAGAACAGAAACCTGCTATATATTGGTTACGTGACCTTGCGGCTGAATGGCTTGAAAAGATTGGCGAAGAGAGGGGTGAGCGTTTCCCGTATCTTTATTGGGACATAGAAGATGGCGAGTATTATACAGCCGATGAACCAAACATAACTCTTCATCAGATTGAAATGTGGCTATGCGAGTTCCAAAAATACTGGAAGATGATTATCGGAGAAGGTAAACAACGCAGCAAATTTCAACCGAGAAGCAAATCAATTATTTCAAAATAACAATGGACAAGAAATTAACAGAATTTTTTGAGAAGAAAGAATTTGAGGTTGTAGAAAAGAAAACTACAACCCAAGTCCTTATTCAGAACTTACTTGCGTTCAGTGTACGTGAGAAGAAGGGAGGGTTGTTTGATATTTCAATCAACATAGTAAAGGACGAAGAAGAAAAGGAGAAGCTGAGAAAGCGTATCAACCGTGAAGGCTCTTCGGAGAATGAAGGTTGGAACATAGATTTGGAGAAAACTCCGATACTTCACAACGTAACGATAAGCCAATTTGAAGCCTTCTGTAAGCAAACTAAGCTCATTGCTCAGGTGAAACGTCTTTCGGAGTTCCGAGAGGTACAGAGTGACTTCACGTTGGCAGTAGCAGAAAAGGACGGCAAAACTTTGAAGTGGCGTTCAAACCTTCCTACGGAGAAGCATATTGTTGATGCTGTATTCAAAGGCAGCGAGTACACTCATCGTTCAGTAGGTTTGGGCGGTTTAACTCTTACCAAGAAAGACGTTGTATTGGACTTGGGTGGTAATATCGGAGCTTTCACTTGCGACATCTTCGATAAAGTCAAAAAGGTCATTGTATTTGAACCTGAAGATGTGAACTATGAATTTCTATCTACGAATATAGAAGATAACGGAGCAAAGAACGTAATTGCCCACAAACAAGCCGTAGTTGGTAATGACGATAAGGTGCGTGACTTCTATCTGGGGAAAGCTCCGTATTATTATTCATTCTTGGTAAAACATAACCGCAAGCGAGTTCCTGTTGAGTGCGTGAATATCAACGAGGTTATGAAGAAGTACAACCCTACCAAGATGAAGGTTGATATTGAAGGCTCTGAATGGGAAGTTCTTATCAACTGCACGGACTTCGGGAATGTTGACCAGATAATCTTTGAGTACAACTTCGATATGAACATGGACTTGAAAGAGGACTTCAAGCGGTTCAAGGCTCTTCGGAAACATCTCAAGAAACACGGTTTTGACGTTCAGGAGATGGAGCGAGATATGAAGCAGAATTGGAATTTGGTTTTCATGGTAACAAAGAAATAAGCTATGCCAATTTCAAAGAAAATAAAAGAACTCAAGGAGCCATTGGAGGTAGATTTACAGCTGATGGCTTCTGAGCTTGATACTTCGGTTAAGAACATGAAGTTTTTGTCGAAAGACATGATGTCCGATGCAGCATCAATTGATGCGTTCGATATGCTGGTTGAGGACATTGAGAGAGGAGAAGGAATTGAGGTAACAACATTTGACGACAATACTATATTGTATGAGTATTTGGACGAAGCTGTTGTTGTCCATAACGTTCTTGGCATTCGTTATATCCTATTTGATAGCATGGTAACGCAAAAGCTGGAAAACAAGTTGGACAGTTATAGATAGTTCAAACATTAATTCATAAAATAGAAGTATAATGAGAACAATTGTTATTTTCAAAACGGCTACACCCGATGAAAGGATTGTCTTGCGTACTGACTCAATGTATGACGACTACGAGAGCGTGTTCACCGTCATGACCGTTGAAGGAAGTATCGAAGGAGTAATCAATGAATTCAAGGGCGGTAGCATTATCAGCCTTTCTACAATATCAAGATTTGTTGCTAACAATACTGGTATTGAAGCAGTGGCTATGTCTCCTGACGATGCTAAGTTGGACGTTGCTGCGGCAACTCCTAAGTTCCTATCAATTGATGTCTTTCCGATATTCAATGAAACGTCTTATCGTGAACATGTTTCTCCTGAATATCAGGAACAGTATTCATACGAGGACTCAAAAGACTCATTGCCTTGGTTGGCTATTAAGTCTGTGAAGGCGGTGTTAGCTACTCCGTTTGATTTGGAAATATCTCATAACGGTGACGCTTGTACGTTTGGAGGTAATTCTGAGAAAGTTGGAACAGTATCGGGAACGAAGATTACAATATCAGACTTCCAGAACGTAATGTTTGCTTGTAAGGATGATTTGGGAGTAGATGACCCGAAGGGTATTTGGCAACTCAAGTTCACCATGAACGGCATTACCGATATTCGTGAAGTGGTAATTTCCTAAAACGACAAGAATATGAGAGATTTTGTAATTGTAAACAAAGAAGACACTACCAAGAAAGCAACTTTGAGGGTTGATATGGTAGAGGATAAGACCGAGAAACTCACTATCATGTGGTGCGATGGCGTTCGTGATACGGAGTTTGAAAAGATTATCCCATGGAAGTGCGGAACGGTAACATCAATGACCGAGATTGAAGAGTGGGCAACTCAATATCAGTCCGAGCTGGATGTTTATATGTACGGAGGGGAGCAGGTTCAAGTATTGGGCGCACCTACTCACAAACTGACCGTTACGGCTACTGTTACGAACAACAGCAAGGCGAATGTAATTCTGAAAGGAACGAAAGAAGGAGCTTTGCCTGTAAGTGATGAAATTGAGCTTACTTCGGGAGAGCCGAAAGAGATTCAAGGTATTGAAGGATACAGCTACGCATGGGAGCTTGTAAGCCCATATACTTGGACTTCGGGAGCACCTGACGCTTTTGTTTGTACTGAAGATAAGGATATTGCTTTAGCAATTTCTTTCCCAGTAGCATAAGAAACAAGAAGTCAAATGAAGAAAGGAGGGCATTGAAAAATGTTCTCCTTTTTATTTGTTTACACATTTTACAGTTATAGGATATTCAAATGTAAAATTGATTTCAATATAGTATGGGTAATTCATATGCTAAACAGTTAGATGCCATTGCTCTTGCAGAAGCGAAGCTGAAGGCAAAAAGGTTTAGGACACTTGAGAAAGCTCTAAGGTCAGACTCACCAGAGGACATGATAAAAGCTACTCAAGTGTTCAATCAGATACAGCCTAAGATTGAGCAAAACGCAAAGGCATTTTTCATTGACCCATTGGAGTTCAATTCCAATTTAGGGTACAAAGATAAGCCGTTTTCATTGACGTACACTACGTTGAAGAGAATGTCGAAGACACCTATCATAAATTCAATTATCAAGACAAGAAAGAATCAAGTAGCAGATTTTGCAGAGCCGCAAGAAAACAAGTATTCAACTGGCTTCGTTATCCGAAAGAAACCGAAATTTGGAATTGAACAAAAGATGGATAACAAAGACCGAAAGATTGCGTATGCTATTACTGAATTTATCTTGAAAGGCGGTAATGTTAGTCAATGGGAACATGACGACTTCGATACGTTTATCAGAAAGATTGTTGATGACTCTTTGACTTACGACCAATTAACTTTCGAGTGTATTCGCAACCGAAGAGGACAATTGGAGAGTTTCATGGCTACTGATGCCGCAACTTTCCGAATGGCTGATTCATACTTTGATAAGGATTATGATAATGTTTTCTTCCAAAGAAACGGAGCGAATGTATGGCAAGATAGGAACGATTATGGGCCAAAGGTTCATGGATATTATCCTGCTTATGTTCAGGTGTATCAGAATGTCAAGGTCAATGAGTTCTATCCTTGGGAGCTTTGTTTTGGAGTTCGCAATCCTTCTACTTCCATATACGCAAATGGTTATGGTTGTTCCGAGCTGGAAGAGCTTATCAATGTTGTAACATCTATGCTTTGGGGCGATGAATACAATAGACGTTTCTTCAGTCAGGGTTCAGCTCCGAAGGGTTTATTGCGTATAAAGGGAACGAACAACGAAGCAGCACTACAACAATTCAAACAACAGTGGCAGTCCATGATTACTGGAGTAATGCAGTCTTGGAAAACTCCTGTCGTGGAAGCGGACGTTGATTGGATAGACCTTCAGAAGAACAACCGTGATATGGAGTATAGTTCTTGGATGGAATATCTTATCAAACTATCCTGCGCCATATATTCAATTGACCCTTCCGAGATAGGATGGGACATCAGCCGTTCTTCGGGTAACGGAGGATTGTTTGAAGGAAGTCAGGAACAACGCCTGAAACATTCCAAAGACAAGGGTTTGTATCCGCTTCTGAAATTCCTTCAGAGGAAAATCAACAAATATATCATTGAGCAAATCAATCCTGATTTTGAACTTGTATTCGTAGGTTTGAACGGCTTGACTATCGAAGAAGAGCTTGATATGGACATCAAGAAAGTAGGCAGCTTCATGACCGTAAACGAAGCACGTGAGAAATACGAGATGAAACCGCTTGAGTTTGGAGATGTACCGACCAATGCTACTCTTATTCAGAACAAGAATGCGGAGATGATGGCTAAACAAGGCGGTCAAGGAATGGAGATGGATGAGAACGGAAACATCAAACCGAGTTCCGAGAAGAAAGGAGAGGAGCCTGACGCAGAAGAGGAAGATGAGGAGCAAAATCCTTTTGACTTGTATGCCGAAGAAAATGACGAGGAGGACACTAATAAGGGTGGACTGAGAGAAACGTTTGTAAAAGCATTTGATAACTTTCTAAATAACGAAGAAAATGGAAGTAACTAAGAAAGATGCGCCAATAGTGCGCACGTTTAGCGAGTATTTGCCTGAACCTTTCATTGACGAAGTTTCGGCAGATGAAAAGTATTACGGTTGGGCACCTATGGGAACTGCTGAAACCGATAACGGTTGGCGTATCATGAAAGAGACGAAGGACGGAACTGTTACCAAGAGAGAGTACGCTCAAGGAACAATGGACTTCATCTCAGCTTGGAGTGAACGTGCTACTTATAACTATTCAAGATAATAGATTATGGCAGGGAATACTAAAAATTTGGGGCAGGTTGCTGGTGTATATATCGGCAACACTCCACCTGAAAACATAATTCTGATTTGGTATGATAATACTCCGAGTCAGATGCGGCATAAGATATATGACCCAGGATTGAGTCAGTGGGTAGTTCTTGACCAGAACGTTATCTCATTGATTACTTATTCTGAGTTGGTAAACATCGCAAAGAATGTCGGTCTGTCTATCGGTCAGTATTTCCAAATCAAGGATAAAGGAAATGCTTTGGCTCTTGCTATTACAACGACCAAAGTGCAGTATGATGATGAGTTGGGTAATATCCTGATTGACGATTTGGGTACCAATATTCAATATCATGTAACTTCTTCTAACCTTTTGGTTGATGACGTTGCGGGTGTATTCGATACGGTAAACAAAAAGCTGGTATTCCAATTCAAAGAAATGGTTCCCGACTTTACCGCTGATGATTATATCATGGGTAAGGTTCAACGGAACAACGTTTGGAGCCTTGCTAAGTATCGGTTGTCTTCTTTCTTATCGAAGGTAACTGGCAACTCAATCAGTTGGAATGGAGGCTTCTTCTTTAATTTCGGTGATGCTTTGAAAGCTCAGCTGGATAAGAAAGGAGGAGTTGTTGCCAAAGACACCTACGATACGGATATGCAAAAGGTCAATCAAGACATAGCAAACGTAGGTAAAGCAAATCAACAGATTATAGATAATGCTAACAAAGCAATAACTGATGCAACGTCTGATACGGCTATCTACGCCAAAAAGTCTCCTGCGTTAGAAACAGGAGGAGAGCCGACCGATGCAGTAAAAGGTGACAGCTTGTTAACAATCTTATCGAAGTTTCAGAGATACATCACACGTTTCAAGTATGCAACTGGTATTCGAGTATCTCAAGACTTCACCGATGCCGTACAACCAGAATACGTCAATAACAATGATACTGTTGACTCTGCGCTCAGAAAGATACAGTACTGGTTAAAGAATGCTGGTACGGGCAGTAAACTATCACCTGATTGGACTCCAAAGGACTATGCAGGAACCATAGCCGATGTAGCAGGTGGAGATAGTCTTGACGAAGCATTTGCGAAGGCTATCGGAAAACTGAATCAGATTGGTACTATATCGAACGGTCAAGTGCGTTCAAAGGCAACTACTTCGGGCGGTACAAGTAGAACTATTTTCAATTTAGCTTCTGCAATTCTTTCTTTTTATAGAGATGGTACAAGTGGACATAATGTTTCTCTGAGTTCATCTTCTGGTTTGAGTATAAAGGATTCAAATAATTATGGATTGGTAGCTAATGGAGATGGTTTAGATTTTCAATCACAAACACAGCAAATTTTTGATATTCCTGCTTATGAAAAAAGCGGTTTAAGTAATGTTTACGGAGGAGCTTCTGCTTTGTATAGAGGTAGAGCGATTTCAACAGCACCTGGATATACTTCATTAGGCATTATTTCCGCTTTATCAGCTGTTTGTAATTGGAACGGTTTAACTCCTTCGGGGGGGTATCAAGTATTTGATGCTTATTTTGCTAATTTCAAAGCTGGAGGGCTGTCTCTTGGACTTATTCATTTATCGTCCACTGACCTTTACTTGGATACCGATTGTTCTTTTGTTAGCTGCACAAACAGCGAAAATAAAAACGTATTTTTGCCAGCTGACCCGCATGATGGACAATTGATTATTGTAAATCAAGTGAACTCTGCTAATGTTGCGGTACATGGAAATGGACGTAGAATTTGCGATAATACTAATGTAGATTCAGTGAATATTGGTTCTGCAAGAAGCTGTGGAATTTTTGTATTTAATCCTAATATTGCTACTGACCCTGGTTATAAATGGGGAATGTGGGTATTTGAACGTTGGAGCAGATAAATATGAAAGCAAAAATTATAAGCCGTTATTCAGTCAAAGTGATTGATTACGACATAGAAAAACAAAAAGCTGATAATCTTTATAAGGCTACTTTGCAAGAAAAAGAAATTGGCGATGAGTTCATAAAACCTATTCTTGCTAAAAAAGAAGAAAAGAGAACGGAAAGTGATTTGATTAAAATTATTCTTCGCAAAGAATTGGAAGATAATTATAAAAACAAACTTGATGAACTTTCAGCTTTCAAAGAATATGTTCCTTCAGAATTTTTCGGTGAAATTGATGATACAGATTCAGTAAGACCGTATTACATTGAAGAAGGCGAATCAATTTTGCAAAAATGGGAGGTGGTAAAAAAAGATGTAGGCAAGATAAACGAAAAAATAAAATCTTTGAAGGAGAAGTTATCAGAAGGAGATTATAAAGTAATCAAAATATATGAAGCTAAATTAGCCAACAAAGATGAACCATACAGTCAAACTGATGAAGAAGAGTTTATAAAAGAAAGACAATCAATACGTGATGAAATCAATCGTTTAGAAGCTCTTTTACCAAACAGCGGAACAATAAGAGAAATGACGCAAAAATAATAGCCATGTGTAAGATAGTTTATTTAACGTCCAAACGTTTCGATAAGCCTGCTAACGAGTTCAAGAAAGCACTCGCAAAGGAGCTACGGAAACGAAACGTTGAAGTTGTGGTAGATAGTTCGTATGATGTATTCAACTTCTTTCGCAAGCATAAAACGTATGGAATAGCACTTGCTTTTGATTTCTATCGAGATGGACAGCAAGGAGCAGGGTTGACGCTGAATAAAAATTGTTCTTACATTGGCAGAGACTTTGCCTACAATTTATCAAACGCCTATGACGTTTTAACTCCGATAACGAAGTGGAGAGACTTTCAGTTTGTTGATTCTCACGACCGAGAATGGTTCAAGTTTTTCAACAAAGTCAGTTCTTCTACGAAAGCGATATTTTATTTGTGCACGTACACCAATGACTCCGACCGTGAAGAGTTCTACGTTGTTTATGATAAAGTCATTCAGCTTTTCGCAGATGAGATTGTAAGGTGTCTCCGTTCTGATTATAATACAGAAGATTACAGAAAGAGGGTAAAACTTGCTAAATTAAAAACTAACAAAGTAAATAAGTAAAAAGGCATGGAATGGTTATCTGAAAATCTGTTTGGGCTTATATCTTTGTTGTTTGGAGCAGGCGGTATTGGCTTTGCTGTAATTTCTAAGATACTGGACAGGAAGAAGTATGAGCAGGAAGTAAGAACTGCTTCAGCAGAAGCCGATATGAAAGGCGATGACTTTTGGAAGAAGCGGTATGACGTTCTTCAGAAAGAGGTTGAAAACAAAGACAGCTGGTGGAAGGAGAGATATGATACATTGTATAACGAGTACCAAAATGAAAGAAAGTTAAGCAATGAAATTGTTAAGTCTTTCCGCACAGAGTTAAATGAGATGAGAAGCGACTACGATAAACAACGAGAGCTTGAAAAGATGAAATATGACAAGCTCATGGAACAGTATCGTAGTTTTGAGGAAGAAAGTCAGAAGCGTGAGCACGAGTACAAACAACGTATTTCGCAACTTGAAAATTTGGTTGCTTCTTACGAACAAAGATTAAAGACAAATGAATAAAAGCATAACCATATCTATCGGAGGACTTATTGCAATAGGCATAGCGTTATTGATAGGTTACTTTTGGGGCAGGTCAAGTGTAGAACTACCGCAACCGAAAAGGATTGTTGAGGTCAAATGGGTAAAGGGAGACATTGTAAGAGATACAATTGACCGTCCAGTTCCTTATGAAGTCAAAGTTCCCGTTGACCGTCCAGTCTTTGTTCCTACGGATACAGCTGCGTTATTTGCTATATGGCAAGATTATTACTTGGACAGAAAGTATGCTTTGGACTTTTCTAATGATAGTTTGGGTACATTTAAGGTTGATGCTTTGGTGAGTCAAAATAAGCTCATTTCTGCCACTTCTTTTATTCAGCCGAATATCCGAACGGTTACGGAAAGAGAAGTCATATACAAAGTTCCTACGTTACAACCGTGGGCAATGTTAGGTACGTCAGCCGACTTCCGAACGAATAAGCTACAATTTGGACTTGATATCAAAAATAAGTACATTATTGGACTTTCGGGAATAAGGCTGGATGACCGATACGGATATACAATTGATTTTGGAATAAAATTTTAGCATATGGCAAAGAAGGAGACAAAACATAGTCATTTCATTCCTTCCCCATTCCCAGTCGTTACCGAGTATGAAAATGCTTTTGTGAAGTCTTGGAATGAAAATACCGCAAATGCAGTTGCAGAAGTCCTGAAATATATGGCTCAAGCAACTGCTTCTGCTATTAAAGAAACTAAGGAGGAGAAGAAATGAAAAAGATTAAACACTTTGGTAAATGGTTATTGACCGTAGTCATTACCGTTCTTTATTTGGTAACATTCTTTTGGGTAGGACATGTATTGTACTATCTATCGAAGGTGTTCAAAATTATCGGACATACGTTCATGCTTGAGTTCGCTTCGGCAAAAGACGAGTTAAGAACGTTTTGGAAACATTATACAAATTTAGGAGACATATGATTTTCAATCAAGGACAGATACAAGATATGTTATCAATTCTCAAAAGGTACGAATTGGTATTCATAGCAGGTCAGTTAGGATTGGATTATCTTTCTCAATCGGATAAGGATATACTGATTGCTGCTGGAATCAATCTTGATAAGTATAAGAACAAGAAAGGAGTAATTGAGCACGCATTCCTTTTCGGTATATTGGCTGAGGCTATCGGGGATGCGAGAGCAAAGAAAATGACTTATGCTCAGTTTCAGAAGTTTCTTGCTTCGGGTAATTTCATACCGCTTACCGAAGAAGAGGAGTTTGCCCTTCAAACCGTAAAGAATAGAGCATACACCGACATCACCAGTTTAGGAAACCGAATGAGGACTGGGTTGAGTAACGTAGTATTGAGAAATAATCAACAACAGGCTCTGGTAGTTCAGAATATGATTAAGCAAAAGACTATCAAAGCCGTTGAACTCCGTATGGGAGCGAGAGGACTTGCGGCAGACCTTGCCGAGACTTCTCAGGATTGGGAAGTTGATTGGTTGAGAATTGCTTACTATCTTACCCACGAAGCCTATAATTCAGGACGTGCTCAGAGTATCTTGAAAGAGTACGGAGCTGATGCTGAGGTTTATTTCGATGTTTACCCAGGTGCTTGTCAGCGTTGTCGGGAGCTTTACTTGACTGACCCTGAAGACCCAGATAGCGAGCCGATTGTTTTCAAACTCAAAGATATTATTGCTAATGGTAACAATATCGGGCGAAAGGTTAAGGAGTGGAAGCCGACTATTTCACCAACTCACCCTTATTGTCGTTGTACGATAAATCACAAGAAAGCAGGTTTTGCTTGGGATGCAGAGCTGAGAGCCTTCACCAAACCTATCAAGAAAACTTCCACTAATCCAAAGTTAAAAGGAGTGAAGTTGAATATAAAAGTATCGAAATAAGATTGTAAATGAAAACTGAAAAATTGTTACTCATCCAGCCGCATAGTGATGATATTCTCTTTTGTTGTTCTCATCTGCTGTTCCTTCCTCAATACGAGGTTCAGGTGCTGACCGTAGAGAATGACCCAAAGAGAATAGCGGAGGATGAAAAATTGTTTGATTTTCTCAATATTCCGTTCCATCATCTTGAATTAGATTTTCATGATGAAAGTTATTACGAGTTCCATAAGAATTACAAAGAAGTAACGGTGGAAGCAACGTATAAACATTTGAATGAATACTTCGGGAGGGAAACGCTGAACGAGATTGAGGAAACGCTTGTAAATTGGGTTAGAAAGTTCTTGAAAAAGAACAAAGGGTACACGGTGGTAGCTCCTTGGGGAGTTGGTCACCCATTTCATCTTTTCGTTCGGGAGACTTTACAAGGAGCGTTGAGTTACATGGAGTATTATCGGGAGTTCCCTCACTCCTATAAAAGACGTTCTCAACCTCAAGTAGAGAAACAAAAGCAAGAATACACTCTGAAACGTTCCGTAACAGTTGAGGAGTTTCATGAAGTGAAGTGGAAACTTGCTTCCAAATTCTATCGTTCTCAATCAGGTTTACAGTTCTACGAACAGGGTTATATTAAGAAACAGCTGCCCGAAGAGATATATGTGAGGGAAGCGGATGAATTACCATTTTGATATGAAGATATTTATTGCTGATTTTCAGATAGCGAAATATGGCGGTATTGTAGAATACGTTGCCAGTATGCTCAAAGCGTTCCGAGATTTGGGACACGAAGTAGATGTTGCTCAAATGACTCCTGCTTCTACTACCCAGAACGCTTATAACAAGAAAGTGAAAGAATTTGAAAGCGGAGAACATCAACGCAAGATTAAGTTCCATTCTCAGGCAGGAGGTTACGAGAAAGATGAAGTAACAGGTTATTGGCGCAATAACTATTATGGATATTTCTTGCCTCCAAGTAACCGTATCGGAGTATATGAGAAGAATGCGGTTGAGAGGTGGAAGGAGCTGGTGAAGGATGCTGATATAATTCTTTGGAATTTCATGCCCACGAAAAGTTCTGCTTGGAATAAGAAGGGCGTGGAGTTCGATTTTTGGCATAAGTTCTTTGACCTTCCTTCTTCGATTAAACAAGTGTTCTTGGTACACGATGCTTATTTCAATGTAAGAGCTTCCAATATATCGGCTCTGAAAGATAAGATAATGTTTATGGCTTGTGCTCATTTAGCTGCTTATCAATGCTGTTCTGAAATAGGTATTCCGAGAAGTTTGCTATTGAATCCACGATACCTACCCAGCGGAGCTAAGATGACCGTGAAGATGATGAATAAACGCAAGGAGGACTTTTTTGCTGCTCATATGTTTAAGTCTATGAAGCATATGGAGGAGCTGATTGCTGCCGTTCCGTATATTCAGAAGGGAGAGGAGGAACGTTTCAAAGTAAAGATTGCTGGGACAGGCATAGAATATAACTATATGACCAGCGAGACGAAAACAAAGAGTAACTATATGTGTACTACGAAGCGTGACCCAGACCTTCCGAAGAAACTTGACGGCAAACTTTCTCTTTGGGATAGAGCCGAGAAGTTTGGAATGGAGTACATGGGTCAGATGTCGGGCGGTGAAGTTATAGATACTTTGAGAAATACGAAGTTTGCTATTGACCCATCTTGGGCTGAACATTATGCACGTTATTGTCGTACCCATATAAACGGCTTTATTATCGAAGCGATGTTATGCGGTGCTTATCCTGTTTTGCGTGATTATAGAGGACTGGCGAAGGTGGAAGGAAAGGAAATATATGACCCACTATTCGAGAACGTCAGAGCAATCATTATTCCGTGGGATGCTACTCCGAAAGAATTTGCTGAGGCTTTGAAAAAGGCTGCTAAAATGTCTCCTGCTAAATTCTTGAAAGATACAAAGTACAACTTTGAGTTAGTACACGAATTGTTTAATGCTACGAAGAATGCCGAAGAGATAATCAGACTGGTTAAAGGAGGAAGAAAGCTGGTAAGGAAAGAACTTGAAAAAGGCAAAGACTCACCGAATGTTAAGAAGATAACTCATGAAATCATGGAAGAGTTTTATCATATAGAACTTCCAATTGAGTGGGAAACGGATTGACGCAGTTATTATCTTTATCATAATGTCAATCATGTAAAATAAACATAATGAATTATGGCAAAGAAAGAAGAAACAATTGAAAAGGCTGTGAGCCGTCAGGTTGGCGATACCCACCCGAACGGTAAATGGGTTTGGACAGAGTATAAGCCTGGCAAGTTCGACTGGCGTCCAATCAAAGGTAAGAAAGCACAGCAATCGGGTGATGGTTCATCTTCGGGAGGAGAGGATGACGGAGCGACCAAGAAAACTCCTTCAAAGCCTTCCGCATCTCAAATAGCAGGAGCGAAGGCGAAAGCTGGGAAGCCTATGAACTCCCAGCAATTATTGGTTTGGGCTCAAAAGACTTCTGACGATAACCTTCTCAAAGTAGCTAACAGCAAGAACGGAAACGCTCAAATGCGAAAGATAGCGTATGACGCTTTGGAGCAGAGAGGGTTTGATATGTCGCAGGTTGATACTTCGGGAACACTTGCTCAGCTCATGAAAATGACAGGCAAGAAGGGAGCTGCTGCGACTTCGGGAGACGATGATGAAGACACCGTAGCAACCGCTGCTGAAGGAGCAGACGTTGATATTGACGGTAATGAAGAAGAGGATGGAGACCCAAGCAAACCTGGCTTCCAAATCACTGAAAAGTGGTATCTTGATAAGAATGACGACCGTGTAAAGAAAGCATTCAACTTGAAGACAAAAGAAGGACGTATAAAGTACGACCAGTTTGTTTACAAGATGAAGAAGAAAGAAAAGGACTACAAAAATCCAGTAGAAGTCGTACAAGACTTGAACGAACAATATTTGGAGTTCTTGGATAACGATGAGCAACGCTTCATGATTTCTGCGGGCGGTGCTGGTATCGGTAAGTCATACGGATTCAACAAAATGGCGGAACTGTTAAACATGAAGCCGTTTGAAGAAGGAGACTCACCAGGTGATGGAGACTACGATATATTTGAGGCTCCTGACGTTAATTCAGGAAAGCAGTTGCTTAATATCCTCAAAGCTCACAACGGCAAAATCATTGTATTCGATGACAACGATAAGGTGTTAAAGAGAGCCGACTGTGCGAGTGTTATGAAGAAGGCTACTGCTACGACAGGCAGACGTGTCGTTGGTGACCCTGATGACGTCAAGCAAAACTTCGAGTTCACAGGACGTATTATCATCATGACGAACAAAGACCTTGCTGCGTTATCCGAAAGCGAGGATACAAAGGCAATCATAAGCCGTGCTATGATGGTATCTGAAATCTATATGACGGTGCCTGAAACTATCGAAGTAATGGAGAGCCGTTACCAAGATTATGAGTTCCCATCAGCTCCGAGACTTGACGATGAAGCAGCGGATAAGAAGGAACGTGATGAAATCATGAACCTTATTAAGAAGAACCAAAAGAACATTGACCCTTCTCAGTTCACCACACGTACATTCCAAGAAATACTTACCAACAAACGTAAAGTTGATAAGGCAAATGAGAAACGCTCTAATCCAGCATTTGCTGCCCTTATCGGTAGTAAGAATAAGGACTGGAAGGAAGTCGCACTGGGAGTGCTTACGAAGGCAGCAATGAATGACTTCGGTGACGTAGAGCCGAGCGATGAACTACTGAAAGCCGAAGAGGTTTTGTTTGAAAAGGGTGAGTGTCCTGAAGATGATGGAGTTGATTACACTGTTGACGAGCCTGAAGAGGAGATTGACGATGTAGAGAAAGCGGAGGAAGTTCTGTTTGATGAGGATGATACCGATATTTTCAAGGCTGACTTCTCCGAGAAGGAACGCAAGAAACTTGCTAAGAAAAAAGAAGCAATGCCTGACGGTTCATTCCCTATCCGTAACACTTCGGACTTGAAGAACGCAATTCAGGCTGTCGGCAGGGCAAAAGACCCAGACAAAGCCAAAGCGTGGATTAAGAAAAGGGCAAAAGCTCTTGGTAAGGAGGACTTGCTGCCTGATACTTGGAAGGCTGAGGACGTTCTCAACTTCGGAGAAGAAGACATGGACTTACAAAAAGCAGAATCAATTCTATTCAGTAAATAACAATGGAAGAAATAAAGAAAGCGTTGGAAACTATTGCTCTCAAAAACTCTGAGGGCGTAGTTCCCGATGACCTTCTGATTAAGGCTTGCGATGCTTACAAGATAAAGTCCGATGATTTTCTTGACGACTATGATTATCATGTATGCGTCGCAAAGTCTTTGTACGACCATCTCAACGGAATAGAGCCTGATGAAGAAATTTGTAAGGCAGTAGTTCCTGGTCAAACGAAGGTTGTCGATGGAGTAATGTATATTTATACCGCAACACCTGGTGCTAAGACTAAGTATGATTGGCGAGTATTCAAAGGCAAGAAGAAGGTTGGTAAGCAGGTAGATGATACGAAAGCTAAGGCAAAACAACAATATATCAACGACCTATTTCCAACTGATTTAAGCACTCTGAAAGTAGTTAAGAAGTTAGGAGGTAGCACTGGGGCTCAATTGGTAGAAGATGCTAAGGGCAATCAATACGTGATGAAGAAAGGCACGAACACTTCCAGTGACCACGTTCGTACCGAGTATTTGACTAATCAGCTGTATGACCTTCTTGGTCAACGAGTTCCTGACTTTGAGCTTTATGAGGACGGAGAAGCGGTGATGCTATCGAAGTTCATACCTATGGCCAAAGCTCCTACTTCAAAGAACTACGATGATATGGCCAAAGGTTTTGTCGTTGATGCTCTTTTAGCTAACTGGGATGTTTATCAGAACGACAACTGTTTGGTAGATTCAGCAGGCAGAATTGTACGTGTAGATAACGGAGGAGCGTTGAACTATCGGGCACAAGGTAGCAAGAAAACTTTTGGAGACAGCGTTGACGACTTTTCCTCAATGCAGAAGTACAACCCATCGGTTGTTGCTAATCTTTCTACTCAGGACTATATCAATCAGATTGACGAGGTGCTGAAGAAGAAAGACGATGTAATCAACTTCTTGGATGAGAGCGACTATACAGCAATGTCCGATACGTTCAAAAAGCGTTTCAAAGATTTGGAGCGCATTAAGAACGATTTGGAAGCTAAACTTGCGAAGAAGAACAAGAAGGTATTGCCGAGAAAGCTCAAGAGCGATGCTGATATGTATCGGGAGTTATCCGATGACGAGTTGGACGCTATATGGAAGGGTCAATCAGGCTCCGATTATTACAGAAAGCTCAATGCTACAAATTATACCGTAGGTTGGGAGCTATTAAGTACGATATGTGCTGAAAGAGGTTTTACTGCCCGTCCAAACGTAGTAGATGAAGCGGAATATTGGAACGCTGTTAAGCAATCAAAATATCAAATGTTCCGTGGACTATCGGACGGAGGAGGACACGATGCGGAGTATTATGCCGATGATTTCAAATACAATGATAATTGTTTCTATGGAACTATTGGTATTCACGGCTCTGGTATCTATGCTCACGTAAATGACGGAGACCACGACAAGAGTAATACTCAAACGACATATAAGAAGTCCGATGCTTACAACGCTGCGAGGAGTTATGCTGGGCGTTCGGGAGAGATACTTGAATGCGTTCTTGACCCTTCGGCAAAAGTCGCTTTGGTTCCTGATTTGAAGAAGGAAATACTCAGTTTGGTAACCTTTGACAAAGCAGCCGTTGATGCGAAGCAGCTTGAGATTGATAGCCTAAACGCACAGCTGAAGAAACAGCAGGATGACCTCAATAATATAACGGATAAGACCGAGAAGGAAATCAAAGAAAAGATGCACTGGGATGAAGATACGCTTGTAATGTCCCAACTTGAAATTGATAATACCGATTGGGGGAAACTGAACGATAATGGTGACCCAGACTATCCTACGTTTGAGGACTTCGTTGAGAAGAAGATGTTTGATTGGGTTAAGAAGAATGGCGGTACAGTAACCGAGAAGGGGAAAGGAACGGATGTATATGTATTCACTTTGCCTAACAGTAAAGAGAAGTTCATGTTGAGTCGTTTCCAATGGGAGAATAATGCTATCAAACGCAAGAACGCTTTTAGCAAAGCATACAACTATCCTTTGAAACGCTTCCAAGATTGGATGATGAAAGAACACTACGGTGTCATCAATAAGAAGGTAGCGAAGGAGCTTGAGCACATTGGAGACAAGGTTACTAACTTACAATCAGACATAAAGGTAACAAAGAACGAATTGAACGTCAAAACTTCCGAGATGGCAGACTTGAAGAAAACGAAAGACCCAAATGGAGATATTATTTCGGGTATATACGAATCAGTCATAGGAGGAAGCAAAGAAGCTATTGGAACATACGCTGCGTTGAAAGGTTATGACGCTATTGTCGAGCCTCACGGAAACGGTGGCCCAAATTCGTTCATGATTATTCTCAACCGTAGTAAAGTAATTGTTAAAAAGTAAGTCATGGAAAGAGAAAGACTTGTATCAATAGTAGGAGGCAGAGCCGTCAAATATGTCGGACTGAAAAAACCTTCTCAAATAATTCCGTTCAAAGGAAACTTCCCACTGCTTGAGCCTTATCAGATTGCTCTATATAATGAAGCAATTCAGAGTACAGAGAAGATAGAGGACTTGAGCGAGGAGTTTCAGAAAGTGACGGAGAAGGGTAACAGGATTGCTCTATTGGAAGAAGGCTTCAAAAAATATCTATCCGAGTATAATATCACGGTGGATGATTTCATGAAGCTCAGCAACTCTGATAAATCGGATAAGCTCATGAATTGGCTCAACCGAGATTGTATTGATTTTTCACAACTAACAATAAAGTAAGATGGCAGATTTTAATGTAGCCTATAAACGAACAGAGAAGTTTGAGGGCAAAAACGTCTATACAAAAACACCTGGCGATGCGGGAGGAGAAACTTGGAGCGGTATCAGCCGAGTAGCTAACCCAAATTGGGCAGGTTGGAAAATCTTGGACGCTATTCCGAACAAGAAACATAATCAGGTCATCACTACTCCTGAATTGGAGAAATTGAAACTTGACCTTTATCGGAGTAACTATTGGAACCCAGTATGGGGTGACAAAATTAACAAACAAGAGGTTGCCAACGATATGTACGATACAGCCGTCAACATGGGGCCAGCTACGTCCATAAAGTTATCCGAGCGTCAGTTCAAGATGAAGGAAACTGGGAAGATGAGCAACGAGTTATTAACGAAATTGAATTCAGTGGTATGAGAACATTATTTATATGCTTGCTAACGGCATTAATGGTTAGCTGTGGTACGAGAGGTCAATCACCTTCGGAGCCTGTTCAGGTTATGCCTGATACCGTGTACGTTGAAGTTCCTACGTTAAATGAGGAACGGATAAAAGAACTTGAAGCAGATGTAGCTTTTTGGAAGAATGTAGCCGACAGTGTGAGTACAACTATTCCTTACGAAGATTACATGAATGCCCGAAGGATGGAGAAAATAAAGTATTATATCTCAATCACCGAGAAGAACTCAAATAATAAGCAGTTTTTTTACGGTTGGATAAAAAGAACCATGTCCGAACAATAGCAATTTTCAATTGACAGTTATAGGGAAGGTCAAGAGTACAAAAACTTTTGACCTTTTCATTTTATAGGAATATGGCAAAAACAAATTTAGAAGATAGATTCACCTTTTGGTGTCCTTTGGAGAAGGCGCAAGACCTTGACCCGACTACTGGTGAGCCAGTAATGAAGTTGGGCGGTATTGCTTCTACATCTGACGAGGATAGCGATGGGGAATTTCTTGACCCGAAGGGGTTTGATATTAAGCCGTTGATTGAAAGCGGTATGGTGAACTGGCACCATCAGGCGAAGGGTCAACCTGCTACGATTATCGGAGAGCCTACAAAAGCAGAGATACGTCCAGAAGGACTGTACATTGAAACTGAACTCTATCCTTCAAGTAAGATAGCGTGCGATGTATGGGAGTTGGCAGAAACTCTTGAGAAGGATTCAAAGACAAGGCGGTTGGGTTATTCGATTGAAGGTAAAGTCGTGAAACGTAAATCGAATGATAAAAAGTCTCCTGACTATAAAAAGATTGTCAAAGCAATCATTACTGGCGTAGCTATCACCCACCAGCCTAAAAATCCAAAGACCTTTGCGAATATCATCAAAGGAGAGATTGATGACGATTTTGAGGACGAGGAAGAAAAGGCATTGGATACCGAAACTGGTAAGGCTCTTAAAAAAGAGTCAGTGGACAAGAAAATCAAAAACCAAACTTTTTCAAAAGCAGAGGTTATCGAAAGGCTTTTCAAAGACATTCCAGGTATAAGTATTGAGAAAGCAGAAAAAATTCATTCATTGATATTAAAAATTGCGAGTATGAAAGGTAAAAAAACAAAAGTAACCGATGAAGATATCAGCAAAGCATACGAAGCTCTTGGGCTGGACGTAGCTCCGACTGATATTGAAAAAGGTGAAGGTTGTGACGCCAATGGCGGACAGACCGAAAAAGAGCCTATCAAAAAAGCAAAGTCCAAATCAAAGGCTGAGGATGAAACTGATGACGTAGGAGATGACGGCACAGACGAAACCGAAGAGGAAGATGACGAGGAGGACGATGTTGAAGAGGCAAAGAAAGGAAAGATGAAGAAGGGCGGTGACGGTGTAAATCGTTTTGACCGTATCGAAAAGGCAATTGCCACTTCTCATCAGATTAACTCTAAGTACATCAAAGCACTTGGGGTTATGGTTAAGGACGTTGCTCAGAAGGCTACCGCCATTATGGACGAGAATGCCGAGTTGAAAGAGCTTGTAAAAGCTCAAGACGAGACTATCAGCGTAATGTCCGAGAAATTGGAAGCATTTGGTTCCGAAGTTCCTGCACCGAAGTCTATCAGTGCCGCACGCCCAGTAGAACGTCAGTTTGCTAAGGCAGAAGATACTGATATCACGAAGGGCGGTCAGGGTAAAGCGAAGAGCAACGCAATTTCTATGAGCAAAAATCCTCATGCTGTTGCCGAGCTTCTTGACCAAGCTACGTTCGCCAAAGGCTTCGATGACGAGTTCAGCAAAGCATGTACAGCGTTTGAAGCCAACAAGGCTCTTCCTGCTAACATCATTGCTCGAATGAAGAACGAGTATGGCGTTGAAATTGTTAAATAAACAACAACTTTTATAATAAGCGAAAAATGGAAAGATTATCTATCAACTTGGCTGATTACGGCTATGCCGCTCAGCAGGATGGTTTCCACTCTGGTATGCATGGTAGCGAAAACCTTGACCAACTGAACAAGGCTCTTGCTGCTGAGCAGATTACAGGACGTGAAACTGCCGACCTGACTACTGCGTCAGGTGCTCCGTTGAAGGTTGAATCTTTGGAGAAAACTCTGAAGCATATCACCTTCCGTGAGAGCGACATTCGCCTTTGGAAAGACCTTCCTAAAAAGGCTGCGTATAATACCGTAGAAGAGTACAACCAGCAAACTTCTTATGGTGCTAATCGGGGTGGCTGGAACAGAGAAGGTGAATTGCCCGAAGAGGAAGATTCAATCTTTGTTCGTAGAGCTCAGTTGGTGAAATACCTTGGTGTTACCAAGTCCGTAACTCACCAGATGACTCTTGTAAACACAATGATTGGTTCCGTAATGGAGCGTACTATCAAAGATGGAACGCTTTGGATTTTGCGTACCTTGAACCAAGGTCTGTACTTCGGTAACGAAAAACTTGTACCTGAACAGTTCAACGGCTTCTTGGCTCAGCAGATGCAGTCTGACGCTTGGGCTTCTTATGCCGATTACATGAACTCCGAGATGGTTGTTGACCTTCGTGGTTCGGCTCTTACCGAAGATGCGATTGAAACAGCTGCCAACTCTATCGTAGAAAACTACGGACTTGGTACCCAGCTTTATGGGCCACCCGCAGTGCTTTCTTCTTTCGTGAAGAACTTCTATGGTAACAAGTTCATTGTTCCGAATACTCCGAGCTTGAGCAACGGTATTATGGGACAGAGAGTTCAGGCGTTTGACTCTCAGTTTGGACAGATTGGTTTGAACCATGACGTATTCTTCAAGAAACTTCCGAGCAAAACTGCTGCAAGTCCTGCCAACTCTCAGAAAGCTCCTAACAAGCCTGTATGGGATATGACGACTGCTGATGCCGTTCAGAACGGTATTGCTGGTAGCAAATGGGCTTCAACCGATGCTGGTAATGTATATTACGGTGTAGTTGCTATCAACCGCTTCGGTGAGTCTGATATGGCTATCTATAACATCGCTGTTGCTGCCGTTGCCAATGGTGCTATCGACCTGAAGTTTGCCGATGGAGGTGGTGTAAACAAAGCAACTGCTTACCGTATCTATCGTACCAAAGTCGGTGGCTCTGCTACTGGTGAGTTCTTCCCGCTGTTTGACGTTTCTCTGGACGACTTGACCCGTGGTTATGACGGTGGAGCACCTGGTATCATTCGTGATATGAACCGCTTCTTGCCTGACTGCGACCAGTCTGCTCTGTTCCAGTTTGACAATGAAGTAGTTGAGTTTGCTCAGCTTGCTCCTCTGATGAAGATGGATTTGGCTGTTCTTTCTCCTGCATTCCGTTTCATGGTGCTGCTTTATGGAACTCCGTTCCTTTACGCTCCGAAGAAAATGGTGCGCTTCATCAATATCGGCAAGTTCGTAAAATAACCGATAAACAATTGTTTAATTGAGAGAAGGGGTGGGTGCTTTGCCCCACTCCTTTTTTCTTAAAATCGTAAAAAGAAATGAAAATTAAAGCAAAAAATCAGAATGTAGCTTCCATGGAGCTTATCGTGCCTGTAGATGGGCGAATTTCCATAGATGCTAACGGAGTAGCGGACGTATCACCGAAGTGCGCAGCAGCTCTTGTAAAAGGCACTAACGACTGGGATTATGCTAAGAAGGCTACAGCCGTTCAGGACGATGAGGAAGAAGATGACGACAACGAGGGTGGTGAACAATAAATAACCTTTTAACATTGTCCTGATATGCCAAGTTTAAGACTGAAAATACAATACAATAAGAATATGGAGATGATTATGTCTCCTACGGAGCTAATGGAGAATTATCTGTTTGGTATTCCCATGTGTTCTAATGACGGCAGAAAAATGTCTATGTCGGCTATTGCGCAGCACATCATTTCAGCCCAGACTACGATTGAGAGTTTGTTCAGTATTAAACTTACAAAACAAGTCATAGAGGAAAACCGTGATTTCATACGTCAGGAATTTATGTCTTGGGGGTATATCAGGACAATGTACCCTATTGATTACATAGATAATCTTGAAGGTTGGATAAATGACGTTTGTCAAATAACCTATCCGAAGGAATGGTTGTCAATCAAAAAGATTGAAGCTGTTGCCGTATATCGTAACATCTACCTTATACCGAACACTGGTAGTAAGGAAGGAGCGACAATGACGCAAAACTCTTTAATCTACAACGGTATTTCTCCGCATCTTGGATGGTTCGGTCAAACTTACATTCCTAACTATTGGAGAACAAGATACGTTACAGGTTGGAACAAAATTCCTGCCGACTTATTTGACTTCATAGCAAAGATGGCAGCGTTGAACGTTCTTGCTATTATCGGAGATGTATTGTATGGAATTGGTATTACTTCTATTCAGATAAGTTTGGACGGAGTGAGCCAAAATACTCCATTAGCAAGAAGTGCTCAGGGAGGACTTTTTGCAGGACGTATCAAAACATACGTTGACGAGATGAACCGAATGATGCCTGCGTTGAAATCCAAGTATCGTGGTATTCCATTTGAAGTATTGTAATTATGACAACTGAAAGTAACGGTAAAAATCGGAAAAGTATCATAACCGATAAGCCCACTGCCTTTCAAACTCCTGCGGCAGCAGTCAATCCGAGAGTAGGTTGGGACGTCAATAAGTTTGAAACTCTCATACAGACCCAAGGATATGACGCCTTCATTGACCGAGCTTTGAGATGTCCTTGCGTTGACAAAGCAACTGGCCAGGCTCTTTCCACTTGTAAGAATTGTTTAGGAAGAGGCTGGTTTTTTGTTGATAGGCATGAGACAAGGCTTATTGCTCAGCATATGGATAGCAAGAAACGCTACGAGAATTGGAGTGAGGTTAATCGTGGTACAGCTTCGATAACTACGAAGGGAATTGATAAACTTGGGTTCATGGATAGAATTATCTTGACCCAATTGGAAGCGTATTACTCCGAGATACTCAACCCTGTGTTGTTCGAGAAGGAGCTGATTGCTTATCCAGTTTACGAGCCTTTATTTGTAACAAACATATTCTTGTTCGTGGGAGATGCTACGAAGTTAGAGCCTATCCCAGACGAGATGTACAAGATTGATAAAAACAAGATAGTATTTGACCAAAGTCTTTTGAGCGTTCTTCCAGTGGAGGATGTTAATCAAAAGCAACCGAATATGAGCGTGTCGATAAGGTATGCTCACTATCCTGTTTACCATGTTATAGATGCCAACCGAGAGCTGATGAAAGTTCGTGAAAGTAAGTTCTGTTCTTACGATGACGAAAAGCTCAGGCAAATGCCTATAAATGTGTTAGCAAGGAAAGCTCATTATATCTTCGATGCTCAGAAGTTCGGAGAAGAGAGCTTTGAAAATACTGTAATGCCGAAGGGATAACAAGAAATGAAACCAATAGTAATAGATTTATCAGGACTTCAAGCCCAATTTGGGTTAGCAGCCGATACGATTGATATGCTGACGGAGACTTGCGTAAATGCGGTCACTGCGGCAGTCTATGCTAATTGGGAAGCTCTTGCTAAACAAAAACTGAACTTAACCCTTCCTGAATATACCCAACATTTGATTAAGGTAGATAAAGGAAGATTTGCAAAACAAATTGTATTGACTGGAGTTCTTCCGAATATGATTGAACAAGGAGCTTCTGCGTTCGACATGAAAGAAGGCTTCAAAAAGTCTCAAAAAGTAAAGTACACAATTCCTGTTTATAACAAGAAAGGAAAGCAAGTGTATAAGGGAGGAGATTGGTATTTGACCATTCCGTTCCGTATCGGTACACCTGGCACTCTTGGACAAGCAGGATTCACTGGGGAAATGCCTCAAGAAATATACGATATAATGAGGAAGCGAGCTGCTGGGAAAGGTCTGTCGGCTCCTGAAATTCCTACTCCGTATGAAGTACCGCAATCAAGAGACGCAATTGTAAATGAAGCTGGTCAAGTTCTTTATGGGGAATATCAACACCGCAACTCTATCTACGAAGGATTGACAAAACGGAAAGCTCAATATGGTAAGACTTCTCAGAATACCTACGGAACATTCAGACGAGCTGGAGCAAACTCTGACCCGCTGTCTTGGATTCATAAGGGTATCAAGCCGTATCATTTAGCCGAAGAAGCAGTGGAGAAAACGGATGTTGAAACAATTGTAGAAAACGAAGTCACAACCTATTTAGAAACAATATTATGA